ATAGGTCGAGGGCTTAACCAAGAGAAAAGGTTAAGACGGTTTGGATAGAACAAAGAGAGTTATTCTTAAGAGTAATCGGATGAAAAAGTATTTGCAAAGACAGATATGGTATGATATATTTAATGTGCAGTTTTGAAGGAACAATCCTTCTCCTTAAAGATAGGGGATTGGTCAAATGGTATGATAGGGGTCTCCAAAACCTTTGGTGGGAGTTCGATTCTCTCATCCCCTGCTATTTTTTCAAGGAGAAGAAGCACTGCAAACCCGCATAAACACTGAATGAAAGGAGATTTTTTGAACATCGTCTTTTTGCAGAAAAATAAAGAGGTAATCAAGAAAGTAATCATAGAAGTTTAGCAAACGCCGTAATGGCGTTATTTTTTTGCTTATTTTTGGCGGATAACTGTCGGAAACATGACGGTTAGTCCGTCTTTTTTTATGCAAAAATATAACCAGAAAGAGAGGTAGTGCGAATGTTTTCTGATGAAATTAGAGAAAAAATCTTATGCAAAGAAGAATTGCAGAAACTTGACTTAGTGACATTATCTCTCGTTATCCACGCAATTGAAGAAGTCTTGGAGGAGGTAGAAGATGGTAAACAATCCTTATCAGACAACACCTATGATGAATAATAATTATATGCCTATGCAGAATCCATATGCGGATAGAATGAACTTTTTGCAAAATTATCAGCAGAGCTTACAACAGCCAGTGGCAGGGACACAAATGTCCTTAGCAAATCAACAGCCTATGCCACAGCAGATAGCAGGCATTAATGGACGAATAGTACAGGCAGTTGAAAATATTAATGCAAATGAAGTGCCTATGGATGGCTCAATGGCATTTTTCCCTAAGCAAGATATGTCGGAGATTTATGTCAAGGGTTGGAATGCTGACGGAACAATTAACACGATTGTCTATAAGCCTTATACAGCCCCAAAAGATAATCAGACAGCAAATTCTATGGCTAATGCAGAAAACGCTAAATTTACCCTATCAGACGAAAGCACACAGCTATTCTTAAATAAGTTTGAAGAGTTATCAGAGAAAATAGGACAGTTAGAAGATAGATTTGATAAATCTTTAGGAACGCAAAGAAAAGCTTCAAGAACTCAAAGCAAGGGCGGTGATGAAGAATGAACCCAATTAACATTTTTCAGATGATGAAAGCTGGTCCGCAACAGTTTATACAGCAGATGATGGGAAATAATCAGATTATGAGCAATCCTATCATGAAGAATGCTTTAGGAATGGTACAAAGCGGAAATATGAAAGGCGTAGAAGAATTAGCAAGAAATTTATGCAAAGAAAAAGGTATACAAGCAGATGATTTTGTATCGCAAATAAAACAAAATATAAGACTTTAAAGGGAACTATATAAGTTCCCAATAAAAGCCTTTATACATTATATCCTTATTTGCGTATTTATTAAATGTTTGGGCACATATTTTCTCTTCTTTTTCAGCTTCTCTCATAGAGTGGTAAGTTTTTATTAAAATATGATTTTTGTCGTATTTTTTAATAATTTTTGCCTGCTTATATTCGGGCAATTTAACTTTTCGAGAAAAAGACCAAAGAAAACCGCCAGCACTTCTTGAAGCTCCATTGCAACAATTTACGATGGAAGTTGAAGAAATATTGGTTATTCTGCTGGCTACATTTACTCCATAGAAAGTATTTAAAAAATTTCCGTCAAGGTCAAATTGAAATACTTGCTTTGATTTAGCCAAAGATATTCGATATCCTAGTGTACCATAACTCATATTGTACTCGTTGGTACACCATTCCAAATTATCAGAATGGTTATTGCTTGGATTTTCGTCTTTGTGGTTTACATATGGATAATTGTTTGGGTTTGGGATAAATGCTTCAGCAACTAATCTATGAACAAAAAATGACTTACTTGTATTATTTTTCCTTAAGGTAACTTTTTTATATCCTTTTGGATATGTATTTAGGGAGAGTATTCTTGATTTTAATGGCAGATTACCTGTTTCATTATTTTTCCTTTCAACTATTCTTTCCATGGATTTTACATTTCCCAAGTTGCTGACTTGATAATAGCCCTCATAGCCCGAAATATCTTTCCAAATTTCTTGCATAAAAATAACACCTGTCCTTTCAGTGTGAGATGTCCTATACCAGCTAATGTACGGAAACTGTTAGGACAAACAGCTTATCGGGAGCTACCCTATCCGTACAAATATATTATAACACATTTTAATTAACTTTGATACTAATTCTTGCAAGATTAAGTATATAAAATTTTAATAACGGAGGTAAAAATTATGTTTAACTCAAATTGTGCCAGCGTACCATTAGTCGCAAACATTGACGGCAACGGCAATAACGGCGGATGGGCTGACGGCGGATGGCTTTGGATAATCGTTGTATTCGCATTACTCTTTGGATGGGGTAATGGTGGATTTGGTGGTTTTGGTGGCAACAATGGCGGTGGCTATGTTGCAACAGCTGCTACACAGGCTGATATTCAGAGAGGATTTGATAATTCAGCAGTTATCAGCAAGTTAGATGGCATTTCCAACGGACTTTGTGATGGCTTCTATGCCATGAACAACAGTATGCTCACAGGTTTCAATGGTATTAACACAAATATCATGCAGACTGGTTATGGCATCCAGCAGGCTATTAACGCTGATACAGTCGCTAATATGCAGAATACAAACGCATTACAGGCACAGCTTGCTAACTGTTGCTGCGAGACAAGAGAAGCTATTCAAGGCGTAAACTACAACATGGCAACTAACACTTGTGCTTTACAGAACACAATGTGCAACAACACAAGAGATATTATCGACAGCCAGCAGGCAGGAACGAGAGCTATCCTTGATTTCTTAACAAATGATAAGATAGCAACACTTACAGCAGAGAACAACGATTTGCGCAGAGCCGCTTCACAGGATAGACAGAACGCACTTCTTACAACTCAGATGGCAGCTCAGACACAGCAGATTATCAACTCTGTAAATCCTGCAGCTATTCCAGCTTATGTTGTGCCTAATCCTAATGCTTATGCTTATGGCTGTGGTTGCAATACAGGCTGTGGCTGCTAAAACTAAATAATTGAGTATCTTAATTGAGTTTAACTCGATTATGTCTGCTATGCAGTATTACTTGCAAACACAAAGGGCAGACTATAATGTTTGCCCTTATTTTTATGAAAGAGAGGTAAAGATAATGGAAATAACAGGAATTGCATTACAAACAGTTGCCGCCGGAGAAGATGTTGCATTTACAGAAACACCAGTATGCGGAACTAAATGTATAGTCCACAGACAAGGAAGCGGAATTATCAAGTTAAGAGGTATTACAAATCAGTGCAAGGCTAGATTTTTAGTATCTTATAGCGGAAACATTCAGATACCTACAGGCGGTACAGTTGGAGCTATCTCACTTGCCATTACAGTAGACGGAGAGCCTTTACAGTCAACACGAATGATTGTAACACCAGCCGCAGTTGAGAATTTCTTTAATGTATCAGCACAGGCATATATTGATGTACCTTGTGGCTGTTGCAGTACTGTAGCGGTGCAGAATACATCAGCACAGGCTATTGAAGTTCAGAATAGTAATTTGATTGCAGTAAGGGAGGCTTGATATTATGCATAAATGGGCTAAACAGATTATGGAATGTGTCAAGGCTAAAGTTGACGGCATTGGAATTGACAATTTTGAAGGACAGAACCTTGACGATTTAAAGGACTTTACAGAAATAGCGAAGAACATAGCTTGTTTTGACAAAGATTACAGAATTGTTGAAGCTATGGAAAAGTCAGAAGATAACGAAGACATTATGCGTATGCTTGAACAGTACGAAGATTATCCGGACAGAAGATACTATGACCACTACCGCTATGCAAATGGCAGATTTGCCCCAAAGGGCAAAGGAACATACCGCAGAGGATATGAAGAGCCGCCATATTACCATATGTACCCAGAAGCAGAACATATGAGGGATATGGATAGAGATTATGGCAAGATGTACTATACAGAGCCAATGTCTGAAAGTAATTACGACAGAGCAAAGAGAAACTACACAGAAACTAAGGAAATGCACAAGAATAACACGCCAGAAGATAAGGAACACAAGATGAAGTCGCTTGACAGCTATACCAAGGAACTTGCAAGCGATATTACAGGTATGGTGGCTGATATGTCAGCAGAAGAGAAGAACTTGCTTAGAACAAAGTTAAGTACTCTTGTATCTAAGATATGATTTTAAGGGCTATGAGTAGCAATATTCATAGCCTGTTTAAAATTTAATTTCAGTTGGTGGTTTTTGATATTTATGATATAATGCAATAAATATCAAAAGGAGTGATTATCATGGTAATTTTCCGACATCATAAAGGCGGTCTGGCAGAGTCTATGGCAACGGCGGTAGAATTTAATAATTTTGATGAGCTAAAGGCATATATTGTTGAATACTACAAGAAGTTTTATAAAGAATTAGGTTACGAAACAGAACCCATTAGCTTAGAAGATGTTGTTATAGAAGAGGATGAAAAGCATGATGACAAAAGGATAGGTTGGCACGATACAATGTACGTTTGTATTAAACGACTTGGGAACGAGGACTATATGGAAGAATATAATAGTCCTCAATGCATAGGTATGTGTGCTACTGATTATTAAAAAATGATTTAAAAACCCACTGGCTGAAAGATGGTCGGTGGGTTTTATTTTACACAGAAAGGAGCATACAGATGATTTTTAGCATTAATGGCACAATGTGGCAAGTACAATATGAAAATTCAAATTCGGGTGAATTAAAGCGGTCAGACGGCACAATCAGCTTAGGTGTAACTGATAGAAATACACATACAATTTATCTGTCAAATGTCTTGCGTGGATTCATGCAACGCAAAGTGCTGATACATGAAGTATGCCATGCAATCTGTATGTCCTATGATGTGTATTTGCCTATCGAACAGGAAGAGATATTGTGTGATTTTGTAGCAACTTATGGTGATGAAGTATTTGACATTGTTGATATGGTTTTAGGGGCAGTTAGGAGAGTGGGATGATGAGCATTGATGAGCTGTTAAAGATAATTCAAAAGACTAATCCGACTATGACAAAGGAAATATTGATATATGAGCTTAGTCAGTGCCGGTATTCAAGTAAAGCATTAATTTATACAGAAAGTTGTTGTGTTGACAATAATATTTAAAAATGCTATTATTTAATAGATGTAAACAATTGATAATTAATATATCATTTTACCTTAATAGAACCATAGTGGAAAGTTGCATTGATACATTTTTGTATAGGTGCAACTTATTTTATTTTTGAGGTTTTATTATGAGAGTTGTAAGATTAAAAATGTATCAAGAAATGGCTAGATTCAATAATCCATCAGTGCCAAAAGGTGCAGATTGCTACCCTTTGCCACCATTTAGCACAGTTAATGGGTTTATTCATTCAATGTGTCAATGGAAAAGGTATCATAAATTAGATTATTTTGTTACTGGCAAAGGAATTTATAATACTAAGGTGCAAAAAGAATGGCACGGTGGCTATAATTTTAACAAAATTAGCGATGAAATGCTTAAGCGTTGGGATGTTATAACAGATAACGCAAACGGAAGTCATACAGGTTGGGTCAATGCAGTTAAATATCATTTGATGTTGGTTGATTTATATACAACTATATACATTAAAACTACTGACAATGATATAGATGATATATACCATGCTTTACTAAATCCGCCAGTATATCCATCATTGGGTGAATATGGTGATTTGTGCAAGATTGAAGCAGTAGATATTATAGAGCTCAAGGAGCTTGATAAATGTGTACCTGCTCCACTTGCTATGCAATCTTATATTCCTGTTAATAAAGGCAATTTTGCAGGAACTATCTATAGAATTAATAACAAATATGAAATTATCAAAGGTTTCAGGCGATTCCAGAAAGTTTCTTGTTACTTGGTGGATAAAGGACAGGAAGTTGTTAGTAATCTTTTTGATGACGATAAACCGATTATTTTTATAGATTAATTTAAACCCCACGGAATATAATGCAACTTTTTTGATACCTCCGTGGGGTTCTCTTTTATATTCGCAATTTCGATTTTGACAATTTTCAAAATTTGGTTCAGATTTCGTTCAAATCCTACTTAAAAAATTGAAAAAATTTTCCTACAAAAATATAATGCAAAAATTTTGATACCCCCGTCATATGCAATTTTGAAATTCAAAAATCGGTTATACAGAATTTCAATTTTTGCTCCCGATTTTGTTCAGATTTGCCCTAAAAAATTGATGAAAAACTTTAGTGTGGTAAAGCACCATATATAAACTTTGCCGGCTGCGGTTCGTGCTTATTTTGGTGTCGTGGCTTTGTAGTTTAACTTGTACGGCGGTTTTATTTTACAAGTGCATAATTGCAAGGGTTAACACCTGCACGCCTTAAAACGTCTTTAACAGCGTTGTATAAAATGGGTATAATATGCCCTTGCAAGTTGTGGAAGCTGTCGCCAGATCTGGAAGATATGCCAAAACGCACGCCGCCCCAACTGGGTACACTTGTACACCTAAAAAGGCGCAAAAAGTCTTATACATAAGCATAGCATTATTATATTAATTTTTCAAGGTACGCAAAGAAAAGCATATAAAAATATATGCTTAATGCTTGCGGCTGGAATCGAACCAGTCAAACCACAGCAAGCCAAAAAGGGCGCAGATTGTACGCCCTTAATCAAGTTATTAATTGTTAAATTCATAAAATAGACCACTTTTATTATAACAAGTTGTAAGTCTTTTTAAGCCATAAAAAATATCATAGTTACAATCAAAAACAGCTTGCAGACCTGCGTATATAATTACGCTTCGCCCATTATCCCAGAAAGAAAAATCTGCTATTTTTTCAAGCTCCAAGATTTTAGCCACCTTTTTTCCATAGATAAATATAAATTTTTCTAAATTTCCGCGGATTTCTCCAGCTGTTAAAGTGTTTAATTTTTCGTATATTGTCATATCGCAGACCTCCATATTCTTAATATTATCCCTTACAGGAAAAACCGCCGCCGGCATCGGTCCGGCTGGCATCCTCTGCGGCGGTTAATTTGCTTTTACTTCTGCTCTTAAAATCTCAATAGCTTCTTGTGTTGTGTGTTCCCTGTACCATTTCCAAGGCTTCTTGTATGCCTTCGCAAGTGCAAAATCTTCGTGTTTTTCTGTCAAAATGCGTCTAACTTCTAAAAATGCCTTTTTTGCTTCTTCTAATCTGTTCATAATTTTTTACCTTTCTTTATTTATTCCCTTGTGGGTAAAAGCAAGCCGGGGAATCGAACCCCGGAAGTGCCAACCTTGCTATTATATTGCTTCTTTTTCTTTGCTAATTTCTGCCGCAATTATTCCCTGCTCAATAAAATATCGTAATGCACTATCGCCGAAGCGTTGTATATAATATTCTGCAAGCTCCGAAGTACTAAAAGTGTCTAATGCTGTGCCGACATCGCTATAAATACCGCTGTATGTTTTAGCTCTGTTTGCTAGTGCTTTATCAATAGGGCTTTTTGGCTCTTCCTCTTTAACTCCTACAAGCCTATCAGCTCGCATTGTTCTAGCGTGTTCGTTTCCGCTTTCGTCGGAAATAATAACGCATTTAACGCTTTTTCCGCTCTTTGTTGGCTCTATGCTTTTGACTGTGGAAGTGTAACCATAATTCCAAACTGTAACCATTCCCGGCTTTAATTCTGCCGCCGGAATTGCTTTTTGTGGTGTGTGTATTCCTTGTAGTTTAATTGTTTTCATAATATCAACCATCCTTTCATTGTGCGGTCTACCATCATCAGAGCCACGGCGACCATCCCACGGCTGACGCTCCAAATCGGAGCGTTTCGGCTAATATCTGCTAGGTTTTTCATAACGGATAATTGCGACCGTCTCGCCCGTGCTTGCAAGTGTTCCCCAACCGTTCCACATAGGACCATTTAAACCTAATAACTTAGGCTGATTATAAAGTTCTTCTCTCTGACTTTCTGCCATTCTACCTGTATTGTAGTCATATATAAGACTTTCCATCTGCTTGGCTGTTTCTATATTGCTAGGCAAATCGTAAACGCATTTATTACCATTTTCTAATAACCCTATTATCATTCTGTTACCTCCTCAATGTATATTCTTTCTTCTGCTCCAGTCTCGTCATCTTCATAAACTCCGCCTAAATCATCAAACCAGCTTTCAGCTCCTCGGCGGCTGTATGTCTCGCCATTTAGCAAGACCTTTCCGCTTTCTGTTACAAGTCTGTATTGTTTATCCATGTTTGCGTCCTCACTTTCTTTATTTGTATGATTATAATAGCATATTGCCTTTATAATTGCAATAGTTAATTGCAATAAAAATAAAATAAATTATTGCAATTTAAAATTGATATATCAATAGAGATAATTAATACTTGACATATAGCAATTATTTATTGTATTTTATAATTGCAATATTAAAATACAATATAAAAGAGGTGCTTATATATGATTAAAACAGACAAAGAAATTGCAGAGAAGGCAAGAGAGAGAGCAAGAAAGCAGAACGAAGCTGCAAAAAACAACTGGGATTGTATTACTTGCAGACTTCCAAAAGGCACAAAGGAACGCATACAGGCGCAAGGCTTAACAATTAACGGATTTGTCAATGAATTAGTGCTTGCAGAGCTGGAACGCTTGGAAGCTCCGACAGCTCCAACAAATAACGGCGACAGCTCCGAAAAGTGCTCATTTTAATTTTAAAAAATATGCAATTATGTATTGCATTTATGTATTGCTTATGATATTATAATTATACAAATTAAGAAAGGGCAGCCGCAAAGGCTGAAAGGTGGAAAGGATGAAAACAATCGAATTATTAAACAAGGTTGTTGAGCTTGGATTTAGCAGAGAAAAGGCACTTGCAGACATAGATACAAGTCTTGATGAAATAATCGGAGCAGAAAACAGAAAGCCAATTACAGAAGAGGAAGTCAGCGAAGAGCTGGCAAGCGATATTTTATTCGGGTTTGAATGTGAAAAGGAAAATAATTAAGAAAGGTTAAAAGGTGGACGATATGAAAGCATATTACACGAGCATATACAACGAGGGAATGATTGGCGAGGTATTAAGACACAACACAGCGGAAGAAGCTGAAAAGTATCTCGATAAAGAATGGAACAGGCTCACAGAAAGAGAACAGAAAGGATTTAAGCCAGGAACGGCGGACAGCTTCAAGGCGTTTGAAATCGAAGTAACAGAAGAACAGCTTGAACAGATAGAATCTGGAGACATTGCCCCAGAAGAACTTACAACAAGAATTATTAAAGATATGTTATAATATTAAAGCGGTGTATATCTGTTATACATCGCTTTTTTAATGCCTATTGATTAATTATATTTATTGTGTTATTATATTGCTAATAATTAAATATATAAGATTTACACCCGATAATATTAATATTGTTATCGGGTTATTTTTATGTTATTAAATATATAATAATTAATCAGCTGGAGCAGATCCAACAGAAAGGGGAACGAATGGAGAAAGTACAGGAAGCACCAGAAAGTCAAGAACTTTTTGAAAATGAAATTGATATGTATTTCAAACAATTTTGCACAGATGAAAACATTGAAGATATGGCAGCGGCTCCACAATCCCTTTTTTATGCCGCTTTAATTTATGTATATAATAATACTTTTAAGGGTACTAACAGACTAAAATTAAAGGGTAAATTACAGGGATATAATAATAATAATTATAACAATCAATATAGTAATATAAATAATAGCAATTGTAATAGTTATAATTATGAGTACTTAAATTATATAGCAGATTATTATATATATATGTGTTATAAGTATAATAAAATATGTACTATATCAGGGTATTGTAAATTAACTGGTATAAATGAAACTGTTATATATGATTGGGCTAATGAGAAGAGAGCGTCAAAACTAAGTACCTCGGCTTACGATTTGTGGGAAAAACTGTCAAAAGATTATGAATCTAGCGGAGAAGCTCGGCTCTGGTCCGGTAAGAACCCAGTCGGACAGCTTGCGGTCATGAATCGTCGTTTTGGTTGGAATCTTCCAGGCGTCAGCAGAGAAAGCACCACAAAGACCATTAAAACAGCCGCAGACCTTCCGCAGCTTGGCACATCTGGAGACGCTCAAGGCTCTAATGTTCGTCAAATTGCACAACAAGAAACCATTGTACAAGATGCACAAGAAATCCCGCAAAGTCAGTAAACAAGCGGATTCTAGCCGTTTGGCTCACGATAACATGATTTCGCTAAAGTTGAGTTTAGCGAAGTGATAAAACAGAACATTTGAACGATAAAAGTACAACAAAGCCAGTAAACAAGCGGATTGACAGCGATTGCGTGATAATTATTTATTGCGCAATGGCTCCGCTTTGGCTGATTTCGTTGTGCAAGATATACAAACGCAGGGCGTGGGGGTTATATATACACGCATTGCACGCCCAACTAAGTCGCTTTCCCAACCCCAAAGATAAAAAGGCTTATTATATATATTTATATATACATAACCATCTAACAATAATTTATTAAACTATATACATCATTATATTTATTAATATATAGTCCTGATAATAACCCATATAATATAATCAATAAATCTACTGTACAAATCTGATAGATAGGTGTATAATAGACACATCTTAATTATTCATAAGATATTCAATGAATACACACATCAAAACGGCTAATTCAGCCGAGTAAATTCCAAAAAATTTCAAAAAATAAAAAAGAGTTAGGAGTTAGAAATGCAGGGAGCAGAGTATCAGGCTTTGGCTATGCGTACTAACGATAAAAAGTCTACAGATAGGCTTCTGAATAAGATTGGTGATTTAAAGATTGGCAATCGTGGCGAAGATACGTCAGAGATTGAATTAGGTGGTGTTCTTAATGCTGCATTAGGTTTATCTGGCGAAGTTGGAGAACTTAACGACATGCTTAAAAAATGGATTTTCCACGAGAAACAGCTTGATATTGATCATGCAAAGAAAGAAACTGGCGATATTTGTTGGTATCTTGCAATACTTTGCGAATCCTTCGGTTGGAACCTTGATGAAATCATGCAGATTAACATTGATAAGCTGAAAGCAAGATATCCAGAGGGATTTGATACTTACAGAGCTAATCATAGACAGGCAGGTGATATTTAATGGGAAATGCTGAAAATAATGGATTTTGCGTTAATTGTATAAACAAATCATTACTATTTAGCGTAGAACCATGTAAAAGCTGCATTAATAACGGCGGTAAGGGATATAACTTTACTCCACTTAAAGATGTCGCACCTAGCGTCAATGAAAAGCCGGTAAATGACAATGTTAATCATCCGAGCCATTATGAGACTGGCAGCTTTGAATGTATAGATGTTATGTTGGAAACACAGGGCAAGGAAGCCGTTAAGAACTTTTGCTTATGCAATGCTTTTAAGTACATTTACAGACATAATAACAAGAATGGCTTGGAGGATATTCAAAAAGCCAAGTGGTACATTGACAAATACATAGAATTGTCAGAATAGCCGTGTCGGTCAATGAAAGTATAATGGCTACAAAGGATAGTACACTGCGGTTTGTGGCGAATATATACCGAGAATAGCCACTTAATACACCATAGCCAAGCGGTAAGGCACAGAGCTTTGACCTCTGTATGCGTCGGTTCGAATCCGACTGGTGTAGTTTGTCTTACTTTTATCGTAGACTACCATGTTTTGCATTTTACAGGGTAGTCCTCCTTCATATGCTCTCTTGGATTTGTTTCAGTTAAGGGTGGTGCAAGACCGCTCGGAGAGTTTTGCCTCGTACAGAGGTGCGAAATTCAACTTATCAAGGTTCTTCCTCAATATTCCCCCAAAATATTATTGCATTTTCCCTTGATAGCCGTTACAGGCGGTATTTGCCGATATGGGATAAAGGTATTCCAGTAGCTTGCTAAGCTATCCAACAGAAATGTTGTTCGTGTTCGATTCGCGATGTCGGCGCTAACTTACGACAGAGGTGAACCTTGCCGTAAGCGGTAGAAAGTCCGCATGAAATTGTACAAAGTAGTGGCAAAAGCAATTTCAAATATAGCAGTTCCACTACACTGCTATATTTGCTGTGTGTCCGGTTTGTCGAGGGTGCTGTCTTGAAAACAGTCTGGATGTAAAAGTCTCTGGGGTTCAAATCCCTAACACGGCGGTTGCCCGAAATGTGGCGTTGATGTGTGGCGAAATGGGTAAACGCTAATTGATGGTTAAGAGAACGGTGTGCGATAAGGATTGCTAGAACAAGTCTGGTAAATAGCTGTAAGCAATTACACCAATAAATCCGTTAGAAAATAAAAATCCATTTATCCCTATTCGTAGGTGCAGACTAACTGACGGAATCTCATGTGTGGTTCAAATCCACACCACATCAATTTCTTATCTCCACTTAGTCGGATACTACTGCAATAGTTCCGGTCGATGGGAGATGTATGAATAGTAGTTGTATTATCGGAAACAGAAAACTCTTTGCAAAATAGAATTTGCAGATTTGAAATGCATTGGCATGGTTTGGTCTGACGGAGTTCGACTCTCCGTGCAACTATTTACAACAAACTAGGTTAGCTACCGAAAAGCACTTCCGCTGTGCCTGTTTGTTGTTTTTACCAATCAAGCGGAGTGTGTATCACAGGCATACATAAATAATATCAAGCGGAGGTATTCGATTATGGCAAAAGAAATTATAATACCCGAAACTAGGGATTTTAAAGGCGTATGGATTTACAAAAATTTATATCTATCAAGAGAGTATACGCCTAACGAAAAGTTTTTACTCTTAGAAATATACAGTTTATCAAAAGGCAGTAAAAAGCAATGTTATGCTAATAACAGACATTTTGCTGATTTTATCGGTGTAAAGGAAAATACAATTCAAAAGGCAATACTAAAATTAGAGAAAAACGGACATATTAAGCGTGAATACACATATAGAGAGGGAACAAGAGAAATTACTGGCAGGATAATAACACTCACTCAAAAATTCTATGATGATTTTATTAATGAATTGGAAATAAAAGAAGAAAATGAGGGGGTGGATAAAAATCCACAGGGTAACGGAAATAAATCCATAGGGGGTAGTGGAGAAAAATCCATACATAAGTATAACAATTATGGTTTAAGTGATAAATGTATAAGTGATACATCAAATGCTCTTTCAGAATCTAAAGATTCTTCAAGAGGAGATATATATGCTTTTTCAGTTGAAAAAGGCGAAAGCAAATCTGATGCAATTAAAAACATTGCTGTTGAATTTGCAGATTGCGAGCCGTCAGATTGGCGAATAGAGGAGTTAAAGCATATTATTGACTATTTCCTTGAGCAATACAATAAAACTTTAAATATGAGCCATATACGCATTACAGAACAGGCTTTGACAAAGATAGTTATTAATTACTTTGAGCCAGTTGGTAATTATATGAGTGATAATTCTGCTTATGGATTTGATGATTACTACAAAGAGTTAATAGATTATTACTTACAGACAAAATACAAGATTAATGGCAAAGAAGTAACTAAGAGCTTGCAGCATTTCATGTCTGGAATGATAAGAGAAAACTTAGCACAGAAATATTTGAAATAAGGAGTGATTATTATGGCTATGGGCGTACATCCACTAAACAAAGATAAATTCTATGAAGCAATTAACTTATACATATCGGGGCAGGCTTCACAAGTAAAGGCGGCAAAAGTAGCAGGCTGTAGCGTGCCGACATTTAAGAAATATGCTAACAAGATTTATGGCGGCGAAGAATTACCAGATAATTTATGGGGGAAGAATGATGATTGAGAGAATTGTTAATCGCTGGATAAGACGCAAGACAAAGAATTTAACAAGAATACCATTGTTTATGATGACATTTAACTATCGTAAATATAAAGCAGACGGCAAGAAAGACAGTTGTATGTTTTACGCACACCCAGATATTGCCAATGATGAATTTGTGAAAAGCAAATTACAGGAAGTTGTTGACCATATCAGAGATAACTATGATTTGGATATATTTACGAAGATTTGAGGTGTAATATGAAAGATTGTTCAATTTGCAAATATTGTGATGAGGATTTTATTTTTGATGAAGAAACGGGAGAAGAATATCCGTTTTATGGATGCCAAAAAGGGAATAATACATCACTTGATTATAAGTGTAAAGACTTTGAACAATACAAACCGAAAAAATATAAAGAGAAAAATACCGAATGCGATATATGTGAATACAGAGAAAAATGTGCAAAATATAGTTCTGGGATAGACTGTACAACCTACAGAGATACAAAAATACATATTATTTATCCGCAAGACAAATGTATTAAAAGGGCAAAAGAACTAGGTGTTGAGATACCTAAAGATATTGGAAACTATTTTAAGAAATATGAGGTTGAGGTGTAATATGTGTAAATTTTGCGAGGAAAAATTTCCTGTCATAACACATTATGGCAAGTTTAAGATTGATAAGTTGTCAAATACACCTGTAATTACATGCGACTTGAATAAATGTCCGTCCTTTGCAGTGTGTAGCAGTAAAGAGATGAATGTTGAAATGGTAATGAAAATAGCTTATTGCCCTATTTGTGGTAGAAAGTTGGTGGAAGAATGAATGAATTTCTAAAATTTTTTGACGATAAAGCAAAAGACTTTCCAATGCATCTTGAAATTACTTATAGCAAAATATGTGATTGGAATATTTTGATTTATAAAAAAGGCTGTGCTGATGATTACCCTAAAGCTAGGTGTAATGGCGAAGATGTAGTAATTGTCGATGAAAATGATGGTGACATGGAACTTTGCTTTGCTAAGGCACATGTAGAGCTGAAAGAATGGCTTTCGGAATTTAATGGCGGATATTAAGGCGGTAGAAGAATGAAACATCAAAAAGAATGGCACACTTGTGATAGGTGCGGAAAAGAAATAATACCTAAGAGCTGGAAAGAAGTTAGATTTAAGCAAGTTGGATGTTGCGGAGATATAGTTCCCACTTTTGAAGATAATGATATGTGCCTTGAAATCAAGAGTGTCCGTAGATATAAATTTTTAGAAAGAACATATGATTTATGCCCTAAGTGCAGGAAAGATTTTGAGAGGTTTATGAGAAATGAATAATATTAACAATCCTTTATCAGGGTATCAATCGCCGCCCGAAGAAGCATTGGGAAATTTTGGAATAGATATTTCAAGAGAAGTAGTAGAAAAATATGCTTTGAAAAAGTTTGGCAGACTGCCACAAAGCCATATTGAAACGAATTTCGCTATATGCTCTAAAATAACCGAGGAAACAAGGAGGTTTATGAAGAGTGAATAGTGCTTTTACGATTATGTTTTTAATTGTGATTATAGTAGCTGTGGCACTTATGATATCTATATGCATTGCAGGAACAGTGCTTTTGCTTGAAGAAACAGGAATGCTTGATATATTCAGAGAGATTATCAAAAAAGGATAGGAAGTGATTTTATGAAAATATCAGAAATGAATAACTGCATTGAGAAAATGCGTGAGTGTTACAAGTTTGATGATGATAAAACGGAAATACGGATTGGGGATATGATGAGTGGAAGTAACAGATATGTAACTGTCGGTGCAAGGGATGAAAACGGAACACAGATTAAAATGACAAGGCGTGCGGATGAATTAGAATAATAATTGCTGATTATCGGCGGAAAGGAATTGTTATGAAGAAGAAAATTTTAGCAGTTGTGTTAGGATTGACATTATGCTTAGGAATGACCGGATGTGCGTCATGGGACAGAATGGTAACAGATATGAAAAGCGATGTAAATGGCGATATGCAAAGAACAATTACTGTATACACGGCAGATGGTAAAGAACTCGCAACATATGAAGGCAAGATTGATATTGATACAAACGATGGTGAATATGTTAAGTTTGATTTTAATGGTAAGAGATATATCTACTACAATTGCTTTGTAGAAAGCATTGCAGATATTGATTAAGTGATATTACCGGCTACAGATTGATTGTAGTTGCTGACCTTAGAAAGCTAAAGGTTGATAAAACATAGAAAAGGAGATAGAAGCTATGAAAAAATTATTTGTAAGTGTGCCAATGAGAGACAGAATAGAGGAAGAAATCAAAGCTAGTATTCAGAAGATGAAAAAGATTGCTGAAATATACGAGGGCGAAGAGTTAGAGCTTATCGACAGCTACATTGAGGATAACCCACCGAAAGACAGCAAAGAAGCTGTATGGTATTTAGGTGAAAGTCTTAAGAAGCTGGCACAGGCTGATGTGTTCATAGGAATTGCGGAGAACTATGATTGGAGTGGCTGCTGCATTGAAAGGGAAACAGCAGAAAGATATGGCATTAAAGCATATATAATTCCAGCAAGATATGTAATTGATGATTATAATGCACTTGTGCAGAAATTACATCCGGCTGTCCGTGACGTATTATTCTAACAAAATTTTACCGGCTAACAAATAGAGTTAGCCGCTACCCTAAAACAGTTATAGGCAGAGGTCTATAAGCACCTTTGCTGAAAAGTGGAGGTGCTTTTCTTATGGCTAGTCAGAGCCTTATTTCTACAATCAATGGATATGAAAATTACATAGAGAGAAATGGAATAGATGAACAGGTAATTGATGCCTATGTAGACGCTTGCAGTGTAGCCATAAACGGCGAGAAAGATATTGAGTATGGACTACAACTTACTAAGAGGGCAAAAGAGCTTATAGAGGGCTTCTGCATGACTAAAACAGGCGGTACAATTTGGGATTTAGAGAAGTATGCGTTTGCAAATAAAACGGAATATGAGCTGATAAATTGGTTTTACGATATTTTACTGATTGAAGCGCAAAACAAGGTTGTTGACAGTTTTTTTAGATACATAGAAAAGAAACGTGAACCTAAAGAAAGATTCTATATGCCGAGAAGAAAACAGTTTATCAAAATAGGCTTAATAGAAGCATTACAAGGCATGATTGATGATAAATATGATATTTTATGTATTTCTCTCCCACCCGGAACAGGAAAAACCACAATCGAAAAGTTTTTCCATTCTGCGGTTATAGGTTGGTACTCAAACGGATATAACCTTTTTTATTCACACAGCGGAGACATTACACGAATGTATTATGATGGAGTATACGATATTGTCACAAACGCTGACGAGTATACATGGGGAGAAGTGTTCCCTGGACTTGAAGTAACAAGTACAAATGCAAAACTTGAACAGTTTAACGTAGGAAAATATAAGCCATTTCAATCTGTACAATGTACATCTGTCGGCAGTAAAAATGCCGGTAAAGTCAGAGCCAATAAATTTCTGCTAGTTGATGATATGATAGGCGGCATTGAAGAAGCACTAAACCCAACCTATCTTGATAAATTGTGGGATAAATATGCAGTAGATGCACGACAAAGAAAGATACCGGACGAGGATGGAAACCCATGTAAAGAAATACATATTGCTACAAGGTGGAGCGTTAGAGACGTAATAGGACGTATTATACAAGCTTATGAGGGAAACAAACGAGTTAAAGTAATATCCGTACCTGATGTAGACCCAGTAACAGGAGAAAGTAATTTTGACTTTGAATTTGGTGGCTATACAGTAAAGGATTTTGAAGATATTCAGCTGCTTATGGATGAAATCTCATATCGCTGTCTGTATAAACAAGACCCTATAGAACGTGAGGGCTTATTATTCCCGGACGATAAAATCCGCAGATACCTTAATCTGCCACACGGAGAACCAGAAATTATCACAGCTCAATGCGATACTAAGGGCAAAGGTACGGATTACTTTGTACTACCGGTATTACAGAAATACGGAGAAGATTATTACTGCATTGATTGTGTATGCGATAACACAGCGGATTATGAAGAACAATACAGAAATGCCGCAGCAGTACTTGTGAATAATAAAGTACAAGAGTGTGAATTTGAACGTAATGCTGGCGGTGATAGAGTGGCTATGGAAGTTAATAAGCGTGTTGAGAGTGTAGGTTGGATATGTAACATTACTGATACACCGACCGAAACGAATAAGGAAGCAAGGATATTCCAATGTTCTAACTGGATATTACAACATATTATTTTTAAAGACGCATCACTTTATAAGCCTAATGAGCCATACGGAGTGATGATGTCACTGTTAAAGCAATATTCGGTATCAGGCAAAAAACAATTAGATGATGTTCCAGATGTTTTCTCAAACTTTGCACTAAGAATGACACAAGGTAATAGAACAGCTAAAGTTGAAGCTGCTATAAATCCATTTAGGAGGTATTAATTTATTATGACAACTAAGGACTATCTTAATCAAATAAGTTATTACAACAAGATAATTGATAATAAATTGATAGAAATAACACAGTATAAAGAATTATCATACAGCATTTCAGCGGTTGTTAATGAAGAAAGGGTCATGTCATCATCAGATCCGGACAAAACAGGCTGTGGATATGTCAGACTTGAACAAATGGAAGAAAGCCTTGACAAGCTTATAGACAAATACATTGATGTAAAAAATAAAATAATAGAGCAGATAGAACAGATAAACAATGAAGATTATTATACAGTATTGTTTCTAAGATATGTCAGAAAATTCACGTTTGAAAAAATTGCAAATGAAACAGGCTGGTGCTGGCGACAAGTACATAGAATACATGCTAAAGCACTACAAGCCTTTGAAGACAAATATGGAAGTGAATATTTGTAAAAGATGTCATAGAATGTCACATTGCCGGCGTGGTATAGTATATCTGTAAGAAGTCACAAAGATGTTTCTTCATAAACACATCCTTATCGAAAGCACCGTTGCTTAATTGCGGCGGTGCTTTTGTTATGCAATGAGGTAGAAATATGAATTTTTATATGAATAAAGATAAATCAATAATGTGTCCGAACTGCCACAAGTTCTTAACTAAGGCAGACAGCAAAGATCCACGAACACATAAGTTAGCGTGCAAGCATTGCCACAAATGGATATGGTATGTGCCTAACGATGATGATGATTTTCAAATTAAGGAAATACCACAAAGCAGAAGTTCAAGCGGTATGACATTTTATTAGGAGCAAGATATGAACACAATGTATTTTCAAGACCTTGTTAGAGGTTGTTATGGTAGAAAAATCGCATATACGAATGTAGGCACAATAACTGCTAACAATGTTGTTAAGGTTATTGGAAGTACTATAGGTGTATTTAATTGGAATAAGCCAGTTATTAAGTATCTGTGGAATTACTACAAGGGCGACCAACCTGTTTTATACAGAACCAAGCTGTCTAATGAAGATATAATTAATAAAATTGTCGAGAACCACGCTTATGAATGGGTTCAATTCAAGGTAGGACAAAGCTATGGCGAGCCAATCCAGTTTATTAGCCGCAAAGATGATGAAACTATCAATAAAGCGGTTGATAAACTTAATGATTTTATGACAGATGCCAATAAGCAAGAAAAAGATATTAAAGCTGGAGAGTGGCAGTCGGCAACAGGAACATCTTTTAAAGCAGCCCAACCTAAAAAAGGAGATGTACCATTCAGAATTGTAGCACCTACGCCCCTTAATACTTATGCTATTTATAATGAGAGTACTGAAGAACAGATACTTGTTGTGCAGGAACTTAAAGACGAAGATGGAAACTGGTATAAGATGGCATTTTCAGACACTATGTCTTTCAGAATTGTTGACAGCAAAGTAGTTGAAGCAAAACTACATACATATGGCGAAATCCCTATTGTAGAATTTCCGAATAATCACGAAAGACTTTCTGACATTGAACTTATTATAGGTATGCTTGATGCAACCAATAATATGCAGTCCAACAGAATGGATAGCATACAGCAGTTTGTTGAATATTGGGTTAAGTTCGTGAATTGTGAAGTCGACGAAGAGACTTTTAAAAAAATGAAAGAAAACCATGCATTGGTTGTTAAGTCAATGAATAAAGATAACAAGTCTGATGTCGATATTATGACACAGGAGCTTAATCAAACGCAAAGCCAAGTAGCCAAAGAGGATTTTGTAGACAATGCTTTATCTATATTGGCTATTCCAAACAAACAAGGTAATACAGGTGGAGACACACAGGGAGCGGTTGAACTTAGAAATGGATGGGATTTCTCAAAATCAAGAGCAAAATTAAAAGACCCTCTTATTAAATCATGTGAAAAGCGACTGGCTGTAGTGGTTCTTAACATCTTGAGACTCGCAGGAGAAGATTTAAAGTTGTCGGTCAGAGATTTTGATGTACAGATAAATCACAGTCCACAGGATAATATGTACACTAAAGCACAGACACTTACAGTGCTGCTTCAAAGCGGCATACATCCACTTATAGCAATTAAGACAGTTGGTTTATGGGGAGATGCGGAAAAGACATTCCTGTTATCAAAACCATATCTTGATAATATATATAAGACTATTGATGATGTGGAAGCACAAGAACAAAAAGCGCAAAAGATAGTTAATCAACTCAATAACAATCAGCAAAATAAGGCAGTTATCGAATAATCGGTAGCTGCTTTTATTTTATACATTTTGCAGCTATGCGGTAAATAGCAGAAAACACAGCAGGAGCGACCTGCGGTAACAAAAGCGTGTGTTTAACGGAGGTAATTATGACAAGAGAAGATGTATTAAAACTTTTTCCAGAAGCAACAGATGAACAGATTACTAATCTTCTTAATCAGAACAATTCAGAAGTTGCTACGGAGAAAAACAAGGCAAAGCAGTACAAGGCTAAGGCTGACACAGCAGACGACTTACAGAAACAGCTTGATGAAATACAGGCTGGCAATCTGACAGAGCTTGAAAAGGCAAATAAGGCATTAGATACAGCTAATCAGCAGATAGCTGATTTACAGAAATCTAACGCTATCAGAGACCAGAGAGAAGCAGCTATGACTAATTTTAAGATTACTGCTGAACAGGCAAAGGCAGTTGTTAAAGATGATGGAAGCCTTGATTACACCGAACTTGGCAAGATTATGTCCGAAAAAGAAACCGCTGCGGCACAGGCTAAGGAACAGGAGATTGCTAAGCATCAGGATATTCCGGGCGGTGGCAGTAATAAAGGCGGTGCAGACAATAAGACAAATGCTGAAAAGATAGCAGAAAGTCTTATATCTAATGCACCTAAGAACAATGACGTTTTATCACATTACATTCAGCAATAACAGGAGGTAAAAAATGGCAAAGGAAATGAATATGCAGTATGAAAAGACTTCATACGCAGGAGATGTTCAGATTTTAAAGAGAGAGCCTAACGAAGCAATCCCATTAACACTTGATTTTTCAACGGTAACAGAAAAGGATGCGAATGGAAAGAAGATTGTAAAGGCTGGTACACCTGTAAACAAGTCAGGTGTGGCTGATAATACAGCAACAGCAATCGGAATCTTAAGATTTGATGTAACAGAAGACAGACCACAGGGCGTACTGCTCAAGAAAGCATATCTTAACACAAAGGTAGCAGAAGCACACTCAGGCGTTACATATGACGCAACAGTTAAGACAGCTCTTCCAATGATTGTATTTGAATAATAACAGGAGGTAAACAGATGTTAATTAATGAAGTATTAGACAGTAAGTCTATTGCATTATCAGCAACAGAAAACGCTAGTAATCAGATACCTTATCTTGGTTTACAGTGGTTTCCTGAAAGAAAGAAACAGGGGCTTGATTTAAGCTGGATTAAGACACATAAAGGACTTCCAGTTTCACTTGCACCATCTAATTTTGACACAATTCCAACGCTTAGAGCCAGAGAGGGATTAAGCAAGGAAAAAACACAGATGGCATTTTTCCGTGAGGGGATGACGGTCGGTGAAGAGGAAATGCTTGAAATCGAGCGTATTCAGTCAGCAGACGACCCTTACCTTGCAAGTGCTTTATCAAGCGTATATGACGACACTAACAACCTTGTAAGTGGTGCGGAGGTTGTACCGGAGCGCATGAGAATGTCACTTCTTGCTACGAACGCAGGTCATCCGGTAATTGCTATTGTAAGTGATGGTGTTCAGTATGCTTATGATTATGATAAGGATGGCTCATACACAAAAGACCACTATGCAAAGTTATCTGGCACAAGTATGTGGAGCGACACAGCTAATTCAAAGCCGCTTACAGACCTTAACAATGCAAGAAAGAAGTTACAGAAGCAGGGCAAGATTGCTAGATATGTACTTATGAACAGCAATACATTCCAGTATCTGCTTGATAATGCACAGATAAGAAACTCAATCCTTGCACAGAACCTTACAGCAACTATTGAGGTTGACGATGATACTGTTATTTCAGTAGTGCAGAAGAGAACAAAGCTCACTATCGTACTTTACGATAAGATGTACATTGATGATGATGGTAAGGAACAGTACTTCTACCCAGATAACAAGGTTACACTTCTTCCAGAAGGCAGTCTTGGTAATACTTGGTTCGGAACTACACCAGAAGAAAGAACAGCAAGACAGGTAGCTGATGTAGATGTAACAGTATATGGTACAGGTATTACAGTTGCTACAAAGACAGAGTACGGACCACCTATGAAGATGTCAACATTTGCTTCCGAAGTTGTACTTCCATCATATGAAAATATGGATAGCACATTCGTATATGAGGTTCATAGCGAAGAGTAGGAGGTGCAACTTATGATATATCCATATATAGTGATTCATAACGGAAAATGGTATAACGCAGGCGAAGAGGTTCCCGAAGAGGGGGCTTTTTTAGGTTATAGCAAGACAACCATTAATCGCATGTCTACATCTGATTTGCAGGCTTTTGCCACAGAACAGGGTATAGACAACGCAGAAGAACTTACAGGAGCAGAGTTAAAGAAACTGTTAATTGAGAAATTAGGATTATAGGAGCTAAATTATGGAATACACCACATTAGAACAAGTTAAAATCAGACTTAAACAATTTCATATTGATACAGTCACAAATGATGATGATACGACATCTGATGTGGTAGTGTTCGATAACAAAGAGGATAATCCAATAATCGAACAGCTTATTAAACAAGCTACAGAAGATGTAAAGGCAAGAAGAAATTACCCCGACAGCTACACAGATGAAATGATAACCGAGGATTTGAAGAAATTTGAGAGTGTTATTGTTAATCTGGCTGTCTACGACCATTCACAAGCTGGCGAGAACTACATGGCGAGTATGAATGAGGGCGGTGTAAACAGAACTTGGAGAGATAGAGATAGTTTATTTGTTGGGGTATTTCCTTTTGCTAAGGTTTTATAGAAGATTGTGCGTTACCAATATGGTAGCAGGCGGCACACATTAAGGGTGGTGGGCGGTGTGCCATTATTAATTATGAAAGGCGGTATATCAATGCCAATAGCAGTAATTATAAGCATTATTTCAGTTGCTTTTTCCGTCTTTTTCGGACTGTTTACGTTGGGATTTAATCTTAAGAACAACAAAAAGTCTGACAATGCAGAACTTACAGAGCGTGTAAAGGAAAATACACGCATAAATATGAAACTTGACACAATATCAGGCAACACAACAGAGATAAAGAATGAAGTTATAGAAATGAGAAAAGAGCTTAATTCTCATGATAACAGGATTATTAAAGTTGAGGAAAGTGTAAAGTCGGCACACCACCGAATAGACGGATTGGAAGCACGACTTAATGAAGATAAGGAGGTATAGCAGAATGGATATAACATCGGTAACAACAGTTGTAGCAATCGTTGTAATAACATATCTGATAGGCTTAGGAGCTAAGGCAATTCCACACATTAAGGATAATTACATTCCTATAATCGTAGGCGTTGCAGGCGGTGTCTTAGGTGTTGTAGGTATGTATGTAATACCGAACTTTCCGGCAAATGACATTCTTAATGCGATAGCAGTAGGAATTGTGTCCGGATTATCAAGCACAGGTGTTAATCAGATTTATAAGCAGGTAAAGAACAATGCTTGACATTAATAAGCAGGCTATGAAGTATTCGCTTCAAGGACAGACAGTAATTATCTACGAAAGAGACAATGACGGCAATATCCTTTATGAGGGATATACCGACACAGAGGGTAACTTCATTCCTTATCTTGATGATGAGGGAAATAAGATACCTAAAGTCCTTGAAGAGAAAACGGGTTTTTCAGAGCCAGTGGATTTTAAAGCAAACATAGCTTTCAGTGGTGGAGAAGCACAAAGCAAGGAATACGGCTTTGATACCGCTGATTTTGATGCTATTTTGCTGACAGATAGGAATACATTACCTATTCAAAAAGGCGACCTTATATGGCTTGATAGCAAACCTACATACGCATCTGACAGTCTTGTTGATGAAACATCAGCGGATTTCACGATTGTAGGCATTAAGCTAGCATTGTATTCAACTAAGTATATGCTTAAAGCGGTTGTAAAGTAGGTGCATTATGGCAAGACATACAATTAATATATCCTTGTCTGAAAAGTCTGTAAATGAAGCTATCAGACAGCTACAACAGTACAAGCAGAGTTTACAGTATAAATGTGAACTGCTTGTTGAACGGCTAGCAGAATTAGGCGACAAAGCGGCAATTATAAGTGTTAATGAAAGTCCATTAGGCAGAACAGTAACATTAAGAGTTGACAGAAAGCCTATTCAAGATGGCTACCAAGCTATTTTAATTGCTACCGGTAAAATTGTTGAAGTAGAAGATAGAGAGCCATTTTACACACTGTTAGCGATTGAATTTGGTGCTGGTATTTATTACAACAGCGGCAACGAGAACCCAAAGGCTAATGATTTCGGCTTGGGTGTAGGAACATATCCGGGGCAGATACACGCATTTGAAGATGGCTGGTACTACTTAGGTAATGACAATCAATGGCACTACACACACGGCGTTAAAGCTACAATGCCTATGTATAACGCTACAATGGAGATTATTAATCAGTATAAGCAGATAGCAAGAGAGGTGTTTAGTTAATGGCAAATGCAAACGATTGGGCGATAGACCTCGAGAATACAGTCACAGCACTTGTCAAGTCTACAACCCTAACACAGCTTAAAAAGAAATATCCAAAGATAGTCATAACAAATGAGGGGGAAAGCAGCGGTCAAGCAGTATTCCCGACAGTATACATTCATTTACTGTCAGCAGTTGAACAAGGGCAAACACTTGACGGACAGGCAATTAACGCATTGTTAGCAACATTTCAAGTAGATGTTACCACTAATACAAGTAAGTCTGACTGTCGCAAGGTTATGGCGATAATTACAGATACATTTAAGACAATGAGATTTCAAGGTAACGCAATGCCGGAATTTTCAATCAATAACAAAGTACATAAGAGTACTGCTAGATTCAGAAGAATGATAGCGGCAAATGACAGATTAATGTAACAAAGAGCAGAAATGCTCTTATTTTTTTGCAAATTTTTAGGAGGTAGACAAGGCAATGGCAAGTACAAGTTATAAAGCTAGAGTTATCTACAAGGAGCATAGCGAAGATGGTTTTGCAGGCTCATATAAGTTAATGGTTGCGGCTAAGTCAATTTCAGCACCAGTATCAGCACCTAACACAGTTGAAAGTACAACATTTGAAGATGATTCACAGACATTCTTAATGGGTATCAAAACATCTGACGCTAAGACTTACACAGGAAATCTTGAAAAGGCTTATTTACAGGACTTAATCAAAGCAGAGGGTAAGCAGTTAGATATTATTCAGTTATATGGCTCTGACGGATTAGGTGCGGTTGCTAAGTACGCATTTGTCGGACAGGTAACAGCAACACCTAATGATGTTTCTGGTACTGATTCGGTACTTGAAATGACAGTAACAGCAGTTCCTAACACTTCACCTATAGAATGCACAGACAAGCTTCAAGTTGTCGAAGCTGCTGGTGGCACATTCACAGTAACAAAGGTGGGGGAATGATAAGCCAATCGACTAAATCAAAGGCTGTGTCGATTGGTGGCACAAACGCCAAAACAGCCGACTACACATCATATCTTGATGATGTAACAGAATAATTATTTTAAAAGGTAGGTGCGGTGTAAAATCCGCACCTTTCCCTATATGGTGATAGGGTGGGAAAGGGTAAAAATTATGATGAATATTAATGTAAACGGAAAAGAATACAAAGTTGAGTTTTCTTTTGGTGCGGCAGAGTGTAAAGAGATAGTGCAGAAAATGTTTTCTGTTGTTAATGGTTCTTACTTACTTGCACAGACAGATAAGAGTGTTGCACAGGCTTCTTTTGACGGATTAGCAAATATGACAGCAGATGTGCCAGAGATTTGCATTTTAGCCATTTATGCAGGTTGTATTGACAATAACCCTGTAACTATAGATGAAGCAAAGGAACTCACTAGAGCATATATTACGGAGAAGAGAAAAACAGATAAGAGCTACGGATATAGAACATTGTTTGAAGAAATCAAGAAAGCGATGGAAGATGATGGTTTTTTCGAGCTGTCGGGGATAACAACGATGTTAGAGGAAATGGCGAACAATGTGGAAGAAGCGGCACAGGAGCAGAAGAAGCCGACAGTAGTTCCACAGGACCACAAGAAAAAGCAGACTTCCACAAAATAATATGGGAAGAATACTTTGTTTTAGCCAGTTCACTAGGCGTTAGTTATTCAGACTTTCTAAAAATGACACCTAAAAAATTATTACTATACGCAAAAGGCAAAAAGATTGATAGACAAAATCGAGATGCAGAAATGTATAACTGGTTTTTTGTCTATGCAATACCGGCTATTTCTTGCGGCATTGGTGCGGCATTTAGTAAAGATACACACATTGAATATCCGAAGCAGGCTATTTTATCAGAAAAAACGGAAGAAAGCGAAGAAGATACCTACGATAAAGAGTTACAGCGAATGTTACTCAATGAACAGAAATGGGCGGCACGAGCTGAAAAGAGAGGACTACCGCCAACAATCCTATAAAGGGGGTTAAAGCGTGGAATTAGATTCATTAGAAGTCAAAATTACCGGTACTGCCACGAAAGCTATCAATTCCGTCGATAAACTGATAAATCAGCTTACAAGGCTGTCAACATCACTTGCAACTGTGAATGGCTCTTCACTAAGTAGCCTTGCGAGTGGTGTTAGTCAGTTAGGCTCTGCTATGCAGAATATGAACGCAGGAACAGCAGATTTTACAAGGCTTGCCAAAAATATCACAAAGATAGGTTCTGTTGATTCAGTTGCACTAACTAACACAGCTACATCACTTCAAGCTGTCACAAAGGCAGTTGCAAGCATATCAGCTATTCCGCAAAATGCAACACAAGTCACAGAATTTGCAAAGTCACTTGGTAAGCTAGGCAGTAAGAGTATAGAAAACGCCGTTGTAAACATTCCAAAATTGGGCAATGCTTTAAATGGCTTAATGACAACGCTATCAAGAGCACCAACAGTAAGCCAGAATGTTATTCAAATGACTAACGCATTGGCTAATCTTGCCAGTCAAGGTAGCAAGGTGGGTACTTCTTCAAACTCACTTCAAAAGTCGTTGTATGGCGTTTCTACAAGTGCTAGGACAGCAACTAGAAGTAGTTGGAACTTAGCAAGTGCAATAGGTAAGTTTTATGCCACTTATTTTATGGTAATTCGTGGCAGTAAGAAACTTATAGAAGCCATCAAGTCAACAACAGATTACATTGAGGCGTTCAACTATCAAGCGGTTGCATTTGGCAAGATTGGCTCGGAATGGGATAAAGATTACGAAAAGTACGGCTATGATAACGCAACAGCATATGCAGAAAGTTTTCAAAGTAGAGTAAATGATACTCTTGGAAAACTATCAGGCTTAAAAGTCAATGTTCAAGGCGGTTTGCTTGAAGAAAGTGGAGCAAAGAACTTAGGACTTAACATACAAGAGATAACACAGTACGCTTCACAGTTAGCCTCTGTCACTAACTCACTAGGACAGACGGGTGAAGCAACAACAGCAATAACAAAGTCAATGACAATGCTTGCGGGCGATATAAGCTCACTTTTTAATGTGGACTATTCAACAGTAGCACAGAACTTACAAAGCGGCTTAATCGGGCAGTCAAGGGCATTGTATAAATATGGTATTGATATTACTAATGCTACATTAGCGACGTATGCCTATAACTTAGGCATTTCTAAGTCTGTATCAGAAATGACACAGATGGAAAAACAGCAGTTAAGAGTGTTAGCAATATTAGACCAATCAAAAGTATCTTGGGGCGATTTAGCCAACACGATTAACAGCCCATCAAATATGTTACGCCAGTTCGGTAACAATATGAAAGAGGTAGGAATGGTAGCAGGACAGCTATTTATCCCAATTCTTTCAAAGGTTATGCCAGTTGTAAACGGCGTTACTATTGCAATCAAAAGATTATTAGTCAACCTTGCTTCTTTAATGGGGGTTAAGATTGACTTTGAGAGCTTTGGACAAAGCGGCTATAAAGACACATCAGATGGCTTAGAAGATATTTCAGACGGCTACCAAGATGTAGCTGATTCAGCTAAGAAAGCTACATTATCCCTTATGGGATTTGATGAAATAAATAAATTACAGGACGATACAAGCTCAAGCAAAGGCTCAAGCGGTGGCGGCGGTAGCACTATTGATTTGACAGATGATATTACTAAGGCGGCGGCAGAATATGAAGCAGCTTGGAATAAAGCATTTGCCAATATGGAAAATTCAGCAGTTGCTTGGGCTGATAAGATAGAGAAAGCACTTGAACCTGTTAGGAAGATATTTAAAGACTTTGCAATTGGGGATTTTTATGCAGCAGGACAAGATACATCTAACCTTGTGGCAGGAATTTTTAATTGGTTTGCAAAGGCTATAGATGATGTTCCTTGGTATACAATTGGACATGATATAGGAGAGTATTTAGATGGACTTAATTGGCTTGAAATATTTTCAAGCCTTGGTAATGTGTTATGGCAAGCCATTAAAGCAGCTATCGAATTATGGAGTGGTTCATTTACGGCAGCACCAATTGAAACGACCTTAATAACAGCTATAGCGGCATTGAAATTTACAGGCTTAGGAAGTGTTTTGAAAAAGAAACTTGTTACAGTAATAGGAACAAGTATTAAAGGTGCTTTAAAATCATTCGGAACAGGCAGTATAATATCAGGAATAGGTGGATTACTTACAACAGATATAGGCACTATTATAGGAGCAGGAACAGCAACAGAAATAGGCTTAACTATAGGTGCTGGAATAGTAGGTGGAATAGTAGCTGCTATTGCTGGATTTAATTTAGGCAATTGGCTCAATGAAAAATTAACAGGCGAGAAAATAGATATGTCAATGTTCGACCAATTAGCATATCTTATAAAAGCACCATTTGAAGATTTACCTAGCTTTATTGACGGAGTGATAGAAACAATCACATTCGGGCATAAAGATGATATAGCAAATTGGTGGACTGCAAGTGTTGCACCTTGGTTTACTAAGGAAAAATGGGGAGAACTGGGAGACAACATAAAAACATCTTTAAGCGAAAAATGGAACAGTTTTTCAGATTGGTGGGGCAATACAGCTATTGTTAGCTGGTGGAATAATAATGTTGCACCGTGGTTTGAAAAAGAAACATGGGTTGACGCTGTTGACGGAATGAAATTAGGAATACAAGAAAAATGGGATTCAATCGTTGGTTGGTGGAACAGTCTTGCAATTGTTTCTTGGTGGAGCAATGATGTGAAACCGTGGTTTACTAAGGAAAAATGGGAAAACTTGGCTGACGGAATTAAAAAAGGCATTCAAGGGAAGTGGGATGATGTTGTAGATTGGTGGGATAGCAAACCAGCACTTCAACGCATTTCTGTGGCTATCGAAGATTTTAAAACTAAGATACAGAACGCTTGGAACAGCTTTAAGCAGTGGTGGAATGATTTAGGACTTGAATTTCCACACATTGATACACCACACTTTAAGATTGACGGAGAATTTAGTCTTGCACCGCCTAAAGTGCCAAAAGTCAGTATTGATTGGTATGCAAACGGTGGCTTCCCAAACAAAGGACAGTTATTCGTTGCTAATGAAGTTGCACCCGAAATGGTTGGTACTATGGACGGAAGAACAGCGGTAGCCAATCAGCAGGAAATCACAACAGGTATTGCCAATGCAGTTTATCCGGCGGTTTACAATGCGGTTGTAGCGGCTATGTCAGAAGCTAACAACAATGTAAACATAACATTACAAGGTGATGCTGATAAATTGTTTACAATGGTACAGGATAAAGCTAATAACTACACTAATATGACAGGGCAAGCGGCTTTTCCATATTGATAAGATTTGCGTATTGTGTTATTCTTTTGCTATAAAATAAAAGCAAAGGGGTAACACAATATGGCAGAAAAGAAAGCAAAGAAAAAAGACAGTAAGCTAAGCATAGCGGCGGCAATTACAGCACTATTTATATTCACAATCCCAATAGGCTTTATATTGGCTATTGTGGATTTAATCAAAAGTAAAGGCGACAAGTCACAAAGACACTTAGGCTCTTACTTTGCAATAGTATCGTTTGTGCTATTTCTGATAGTTGCTTTTAGTAATGGAAACAGTGATAGTAGTAACAATGCCAATGCTACAAAACAGGCCACCACAACACAACAGAATGCAGACACAGCAACGAATAATGATACAACACTTAAATATCTTAAGCACGAGGTAATTACAGATAGCAATGATAGAGAAGTTGTTGTTGTCTATTTTGACTTTACAAATAATTCAAAAGACAATGAAGCATTTATTTACAACTATAATGTTACTTGCTTTCAGAATGGCAAGGAACTTGACTATCCGTTAGCTAGTTTTGATGTTGACGAATATAACAATGCGGCAAGAGAGTTGCAGACAGGTGCGAATATTACAGTTGCAAGGATATACATACTAGAAGATAAGAGTGATGCTGATTTAGAGGTGACACCTTGGGGTTCAAGTAAGAAACTTATGAAGCTGACATTAAAAGTAGAATAATCCCTTAATGGAGCGTATCTTTCGGTACGTTCCATTTTTTATTGAAAAGTACTTGACTTTGTACGTACACTTTGATATATTATGAATGTACAAAATGTACGTAACTTTTGAAAGAAAGGAGTTAATAGTATGTCACCCAAATTAGGACAGAAGATTAAGGACAATCCAAAAGATAAAAGAATAGAAATTCGTATGGATGATGAAACTGTTAGGAAATTGGATATTTTAGCCAATGAACAGAACGTAAGTAGAGCAAAAGTAATCAGACAGGGAATTGAAATGCAATACAAAAACAGACAAAAATAAAGTGTTGCCACGCTACCAACGAACACAACACTTTAAAAACACCAATCCGAAAGGAATTGATAAATCTATCATATCAGTTTCTTTCGGAAAATTCAAGATTTTTCGGAGGAAAACAAATGAGTAATGTAGAAATTGTAACAAATATTGATATAGCGTCAGAAATTGCACACGCAACAGTAACAGAAGTTTTAGCAAATATGGAAAACGAAAGAGTTTCATATGTTCTTATGGGAGTTTTGCAGCAGATAGAAACCATTCAGGACAATGTTAATAATTTTGATTTAAAGGGACAGGACAAGGCTACAAAGGAAGTGGCATAATATTATTGCGTGAGGCATTGTGGGCATATACTCCCACTACGCAATAGATTCTGTTTAGAGCAAATGATAAATTTTTGTAGGAGGTAAAATAATGAGTTATAATTATCCAACTACAAAAGATAGTTCTCACAATGAGATTAAAGTACCTATGAACACTAAGAATATTTGCGGCGTAGACTGCTATGAGCAGAATGGCGTTGCTTACTTAAGATTGGAAAATGTTGCTAGAGGATTAGGATTTACTCAAATTGCAAGGAGTGGAAACGAGGTTGTAAGATGGGAAAGAGTGAGAAAATATCTTGAAGAATTAGGCGTACCCACTTGTGGGGATGACGATTTTATCCCAGAAAACATCTTCTACCGCCTAGCAATGAAAGCCAAAAATGAAACAGCAGAGAAATTTCAAGCATTAGTAGCTGATGAGATTATTCCGTCAATTCGCAAGAATGGAATATATGCTACTGATAATGTTATTGATGAAATACTGAATAATCCAGACTTTGGAATAGAATTATTAACAAAGTTAAAACAGGAAAGACAAGCAAGAGTTGAAGCAGAAAGAAAGAATGCTATCTTAACACATGTCAATAAGACATATACAATGACAGAGATTGCTAAGGAACTGAATCTGAAATCTGCCATTCAACTTAACAAGTTACTTGCTGATAAAAAAATTCAATACAGTGTCAATGGAACTTGGGTTCTTTATTCACCATACAGCAGTATGGGATATGAAGAGATTAAGCAAGAAATCCTTGACAATGGTAAGGTTATTTATCACAGGAGAATAACACAGCTTGGAAGAGAATTTATACTGCAATTATTCAATGAAGTTGCATAGATTTTCTTGAGAATATTAGAATGGCTCAAACAGAAATAAATATAATGGTTGCAAGAAATTTGTAACCACACTAAGGAATGTATCAGAAATGGTGCATTCCTTTTTTAATGCCTTGAAAGGGGTGGTTTGATTGATTGATGCAGTTGTGATTGAGGGGGTTAGATTCCCAGTAGCATATAACGGCTACACATACAGTAGGAATAAGATATGGTCTAAAAATACAGGAAGAAATGACTACGGCGAAATGGTAGGTACAATCGTGGATATCAAAGACAAAGTAGAGCTTCAATTACCGCCGCTAACAGGCGAGCAGGCACTATTGCTTGATAATGTAGTAAGCGACGTAGATAACCCATTCCCAACGGCACAAGTCTTATTCTTAGGTGGTACACAAAAGGAAATGACAATATACACAGGAGATGTGACGTATCCGTACCTTACAAGGGCAAAGAATGAGGACGGACTAATAGTCGGAGCAAAATTAAGTTTAATTCAAAAATAAAGGAGAGTTCCACATGAAACTTAAAACAAGTGAGTTAATAGACAGATTTCAAAGTTTAAGTAATATATCGCATGACAAGACTACAGGCAGAATTGCTATGGCTGTTATGTGCAATATTAAGGCATTGGAAGAACTGTACAAAGCAACATTACAGACTATAGAAGATACCAAGGTTAAGTATGCAGATAAGGACGACAGCGGCAATCCAGTTATCAACGACAATCAGTATCAGGTTACATCAGAGAACTTAAAGAAGTTACAGAAAGAAATGCAGGAAATCAATGAGCAGGAGATTGAAGTGCCTGACATGACAATGCTTCCTATGGACGCATTCGATAAATGCGAAGAAATTACACCAGCTAAATTATACTCAATTGAGTTTATGATATCACATTAATTAATCAATAAAGGCGGTGTAGAATGAAGATATTAGACACAGCTATGACGGAAATTGTTAGGGGAAATAGTGCAAGATACTATTCCAAGTATGTTGTTGAAGGAAAAGAATATATCGAAACACTCAACAATTTCAAGTTTCTAAACATGATAAATCCCAATAATGAAATTACGATAGGTAACACTTGCAGTAGCAGTGTTACCTTTTCTATTTATATGCCAGCAATAAGCCTCGAAAATAAGGAGATTACCATATTTGAGGGCGTTAAGGTTGGCAAAGAAATTAACTATATTAAGTTGGGAATATTTACAGTTACTAAGCAGACAAGTGATGGAGAATACACAAGCTACGAAGCATACGACAGAATGTACAAGGCTGATATGCCTTATTTCTCTGATATGACATTCCCAAGCACGGATAAGGATATTCTTAATGAGATATGCGGTAAGTTAGGCATATCTTTAGCAACAAATATAGTTACAGCACATACTATCAGTGACAAGCCACAAGGATATACCTATAGAGAAATTATCGGCTATATGGCTATGCTACAAGGCAGTAATGCGGTAATTAATGCTGATGGCAACCTTGAATTAAGATGGTATAAGGATAGCAGCTATGTACTTGACGGACATAAGTATTATCAGCAGGGCGTTACATTTACAACAAGCAAGGATTTTATCATACAAAAATTGACATGTAATAATACCAAGAGTGGTTCTACAGAACAAAGTCAGATTACTTCTGGTGACGGAGCGACAGGGCTTAGTTTTGCCAATCCGTTTATGACGCAGGCAATTCTTGATGAAGTCTATAAAAAGATAGGTGGTTTTACATTTAGACCGCTTACAGTTAAGTTTGTCGGTGATTACCGACTAGAAGTTGGTGACATTATAACTGTCAACAAAGGTGGCGTTGATTACAAAGTGCCTATAATGCAGATTACGCACGAATGTGACGGCGGACTTATAGATACTGTTACATCTATAGGTCAATCTGACACGGAGAATACAAGCGTTGCTTCTGGATCTATTACTAAGCAGATGGAACGGTACTATGCCGACTTGATACTTGTAAATAAAGCACTTATCAATAAACTATCTGTTGATGAAGCTGATATCAGATACGCAAGCATTGAAACCTTAAAGGCTGTTAATGCTGATATTGATAACCTTAAAACAAATAAATTAGATGCAACATATGCAGATATCATTAATGCTAATGTGGAAAGCCTTAAGGCTGTTAATGCGGATATTGCAAATCTTAAAGTAGACTATGAGAAAGTTGGCATACTTGACGCAAGTGTAGCTGATATCAAGACATTAATATTCGGTTCAGCAACAGGAACAACAATAACAACGGATTTCTCTAATTCTGTTATTGCTGTTTTGGGAGAAGCGCAGATTAAGTCAGCAATGATTGATAGTCTTGACGCAAGCAAAATCACAGCACTTGACATTAATACTACTAATGTACTTGTTCACAGCGAAGATGGCAAGTCACAGTGGAAAGACAATACAATTCAAATATCTGACAGCAATAGGGTTAGGGTTCAGATAGGTAAAGACGCTAATTCAGACTACAACATGTATATCTGGGATAAATCAGGCAATTTGATGTTTGACGCTATTGGATTAACAGACAAAGGTATTCAACGACAGGTTATCCGTGATGATATGGTTAAGGATAATGCTGATATTGCCGCAAGCAAGTTAAATATAGAATCGCTGTTCAATGTTATCAACAATGATGGTTCACACACGCTTAATTCAACGAAGATATATGTTGATAGTGAACAGCAAACCCTTGATAGCGTATTTAAGAGTATTCAGACAACCGTTGGCGGCAATTCTACATTATGGGGTTCGGCTATTAAGCAATCTAAAGATTTTATTGACCAAAAGTTGTGGTGGACTGATATTCGCAATGGAGAGTCTATCGAAAGCAAATTCAATACAGTTACAAGTACACTTGATAGCTTCGGCGTGCAAATAGGAGATGTTTACAAGCAACTCAACGATGATTTCAAGGTATATCAGGTGACATACGAGCCGACTAAGGATAATTATCCAGCTAATGAGTGGAGTGTACCTATATATCCAAGCGATGATAGATACCCTAGTGATAGCACATGGGAATACACAGAAGCAGAATATGATAATTATGTAGGCATTATAGCGTATTGGGAAGCACAGAACAGAGCGTGGCGTTGGATTAAAAAAATAGACGGAACGCACGGTTGGAAAGAAATATCTTCAACCGAAATCGCTTACCTTCTTAATCAAAATGCCGCGTTAAAGGTGAACCTTAATACAATCAGCTCTGAATTAAGTAAGACGCAGATTGATATAAGAGACAATTATAGCACCACTGTACAAGTTAATAACGCTATTACACAAGCAGTTAATGCAGAGAGCAATAGTATTAAGTTAGAAGTGTCTAATAATTACGCTACAAAGAAGAGCCTTGAAAGTTATGCCACAACCGACAGTCTTAAAAGCTATGCTACAACAGCAAGCCTTGAAGCATATATCAAAAAAGACCCGACAAGCGGAGAACTTAAATCTGCAATTGAAGCTATTGCAGATGATATTACACTTAATGCAAGTGGAACAATTAATATTAGTGGTAATAAGTCTGTTAATATCAATGGTAATCTGTTCACACTTACATCTACTAATACAACTATTTCAGCAGATGGAAGAGCAACATTTAAGGCTGGAACAATAGGAAATTGGAGCATTGAGCAAAATAAGTTATCATCAACAGTTCAAGTATATATTCCACCAGACATCAATGTGATTAATACAATAAGTGGTGCAATTAAAGCAGAGACAACAAGCAGTTTGAGTAAAAGCCTGTATGATTTCAATGGAGATGGAACAATTGACTTATTTGACTTTGCCAAAGCTAAAAGATTTTACTTAGGATTAGAGACATATAATAATACGACATCAGCAATTGCACAACTGTCAAATGTAACTGCCAATATAGACCCTGCTAATTTAGATAAAGTAATTAATATATCTGGTACAGATATGTGGGGTACGAAAAGAGAGACATATATTGGAATTAATGGCTTAAAAACGGACAGCGTTAAATCCAGAGACGCATATTTATCTTATATGACAATTGATGGTGGAAATAGCAATTATTCAACGGACAGTGATTACGCACTGAACGCACAATCTATCAAATCAAATGAGATATATGCAAATGAACTAAAAGTGGCTTCGTCAGTGCTTATGATGTGTCCGACATCTAATATACAAATATATAATAATCCGCGAGATATGTATGGCAATCCAGTATTGTGTATGGATAACCCAATATCATTTACATGGAGTGATAGAATACTAAGGATATATGTAGACAATACAGTGGTAGCTTCATGGGACTGGGATTCAGGTACATGGAGCAATTAGAAAGAGAGGTAAGAATATGTTAAGTATAACGAAAACAACAAATTTAAGTGGAACATCTGTGATTAACGGTCAATCAGCTATGACAATGTATGCGGCTGTACCAGAAACAGGTTCATTGACAATTAGTCAGACAATTACTAATAAGGAATTGTACCTTGCAAATCAGACGCAATGCGATAATGATTATGAGAATTTCAAATTGGAAGTCAATAAGCTGTTAAAGAGTGAACAGCAGACAGTTGATTTGAATACAGAAGATACAATAACAGAGTAAATCATCAGAGAGTGTGGGTTTAAGCCTGCACTCTTATTTTTTAGGAGGCAAATTATGAGCTTAACTGGATTTCTTTCGTACAGCCGTGTAAACTGGCAACAATCGCCAAGCAAAAGTACTCCGCTTAGTGCAGCAAACTTAAATATAATGGACGCAGGAATTAAGAATAACAATGACATGATTAGCAATATTCGTGACGAGATTACACAATTAAACAGCAATATTGACGTTAAAAACTCTTTTTGCAAAAATATTGCAAGTATAAATGGTACTCTTGAAGGTTATGGCTATAATTATTGCTATTATAATAAATCTACCAAAACAGGGATTTTATACTTTGCTTCAAAAATTGAAACCCCAGATTCTGCGCAGAATAATTTTACAGGATATTATGACATAGAAACAGTTCTTGAAAATATGGGTATTAGCTTTAGTAAAGTATTGGAAAGTAATTATACTCCTTATGATGCCACAGGTGTAGTTCGAGCAAAGTTGATAGGCTATGGAACAACATTGTTATATAGCTCTGCAAGCCAACATTATTCCTTTGCAAGATACTATACGAAAGATGGGAAGAAAGGCGCATGGGCTACAAGCGAATTTCAAAAGGGTGATTATATTACAGGCTCACTTATATTTAGTTAGGTTTTGGATACTGCCCTAGTAATTGCACCGTTGTATTTAATATTATCACTGTTTAGTTGTAGAATGAAAATAAGACATAAGGTATTGATAAAAATTACAAAAGAAGATGTAAGGTATTTCCTTATCGAACATGACGAACTGCAAGAAGCAATTCACAAGGTTGGCAGTGCCACATAACATTAACAATATAATATTCGCAAAAAAGCACCTTAGTGGAAACACTGGGGTGCTTTTTTGATACACATTTTTCTAAATTTAGGAGGTAAATTTATGAGTAAATTATTCGGAATTGACACATCAAGGTGGCAGGGAAACTTTGATTTTATAGGCGCAAAGGAAAATGAGGGTGTAGACTTTGCCATTATCAAGGCAGGCGGTGCTGATGATGGCTTATACGAAGATAGAGAGTTTGAGAACAGCTATAACAAGTTGGAAAGCGCAGGAATCCACAAAGGAGCCTATTTCTTCGGTAACGCATTAAGCGCTGATGAAGCTGTAAATGAAGCCCGATATTTTGCACAGCTTTTAGCAGGCAAATCATTTTGTTATCCAGTGTTTTATGATGTTGAAGCAGGCATGGTTACTGGCAACGACCTTACAGACATTATTATGGCATTCCTTGATGAAATGAGAAATGCAGGATATAAGAATGTCGGCTTATACTCATATGAGAACTGCATTAACAATTATGTAGATATTTCAAGAGTAAAAGAAGCTGGTTATGCTGTGTGGGTTGCTAAGTATTCTAGCAATAACCCTAACATCGCTGTTGATTATGATATGTGGCAGTTCGGTGGAAGTGTTAATTATCTTAGAGACGCACAGATTAACGGGCAGACAGTAGACCAGAACTATTGCTACACTGATTATTGCACAGACCATATCGTTGAAGAAATCACAGTACCAGACTATGAGCCAGTGCCAGACACTAAGTATCATAAAGGCGATACAGTTAAGGTTATTAACGCTATTCAGTATGATAATAGTGAGCCATTCAGCACTTACTATGATGAGTACAGCGTTTTATCAGCTAATGGCAGAAGAGTTGTTATCGGTGTTGATGGCGTAACTACTGCTGCTATTGACGAGGATAACATCAGCCTTGTTAAGTGCATTTATGACAATGACAATGATATCAACACAGATACAGTAAACCGCGGCGACGGCAAGAAAGTCAGAGTACTTGATAACATTGATTATGACGGCGTAAGATTCGCGACATATTATGATGAATATGATGTAATTGAAGAGAGTGGAGACAGAATTGTTATAGGTATCGGCACAACAATCACAGCCGCTGTCAATATTGCTAATCTTGAATTTGTCGGCGGTGCAAGTTCTGATGATGCGCCTACAGATATCCCATTCAGTGAAGATATTGAAGAGGGCAGTACTGTAAGATTTGTCGGCGATACTGATTATGATGGCACACCTATTAAGGCTTGGTATGACGAGTATACAGTATCAGAAAGAAGTGGAGACAGGGTTGTACTTGTGCATGACGGAGAATTATTCGCAGCGGTCAATGTAACTGATTGTGAATTAGTCTAACTTTAATAAAAATACCGGGAGTGCAATGCTCCCGGTAATATCTTAATGAATATCATACATTTCTGATATGACAACAGGTATTGTTTTTCTTGCATTTAGCACTGTTGTATAAGAATATGTCTTATCAGTTCCTTTGCAATAAAAAGTAACCTTATCATTTTCTATAATCCTATCAAGGCCGGTATTTAATTTTACTACAATTAAAACATTGTTATCTGCTATCATTCCATCTTCATAAACAGAAGCTAATATAACAGAATAGCATTCAGGACCACCCTTAACAAGAAAAGAAGAGCCATCTTCTACAAGCTGAATAACATGGGTTTCAAGCGTGAAATCTTTATCAATATAATTTTGTGGTTTTCTTGTTAAATCGGAAGCAGTAGCTTTATCAGAGTACATCAATCTATCTTCCTTAAAAGTAACATCTTTAAAAAGAGCTTTTTTATTTATTCCAGAACCAGAAGTTTTCTTTTCGGTTTGAGTTTCGGTTTGCGTTTCTGTTGCGGTACTCTCGATATTATCAGAAGCACTATTCTGACACGCTACAAGGCTCAATAAGCACATAACAAGCATAATGCTTACAATTCTCTTTTTCATAGGTAAATCCCCCTTAAATTTAATTTTACTAATCATATCACACTATGCATAATTTGTCGAATGTTGTCGAAACTTGCGATATCTTTAAGTTGATTTTTACATTATCAGTATTTATAATAATAATTGTCCGAGAGAGTTCGGACAGAATCTTCAAGTTTCGGCTAGGTGGCACTGTTTGATTGGCGTTGGCAGTGTCACCGCTGAAAACTGTTAATCTACTGGGGGTAGGTTGACATGCAAGAACAGATGTTCTATAATAACACTATCGCTACCAGTGTTATATCGTGCAATAAGGGGGATATATGGAGAATGAGGAATACAGACAGAAGATAATCGAATTAATAGAAAAAATAGAGCGTACAGACATATTAAAATATCTGTACGCGTTCACAAAAAGATTAATTGAGAAGTGGGGGTAAAACCCTACTTCTTATTTTTGCTGGAAATCATGGACTCAATCATATTAAGAACAATCTTCTTATCTCTTTCGTCTAGCATAGAAAACTTATCAATCAATTCAAAATCTTTATCTCCCTGCTTGACATCAAAAGTCTTATGCTGTTCAACATCAAATCCCATTAGCCATAAAGGTTCTACATTCAACACTTTTCCTATTTTACCGCTACTAATATTAGATGGAGCGTGTGAGCCGTTAAGATATTGACTTATTGATGACTTACCAATTCCTGTCTTATCAGCTAATTCTTGTGGCTTCATACCACATTCATCAAGTGCTTTTCTCAACCTTTTTGCTGTGACTTCGCATTTCATATGCATATTCTCCTTTCTTTTGTGATAACTGTATTTTAACACAACGCTGTTAAACTTTCAACAAAAAAGTTAAATAAGATTAAACTTTCGTGTTGACATATGAGTTGAACAGTGTTAAACTAAACTCATCTTGAGGAAAGGGGGTCAGATATATGCCATATACATATAACAAGTTAAAAGGACGTATAGTTGAAGTGTTTGGCAGCCAGAGTGCTTTTGCTAGTAAACTGGGTATTTCCATGGTTTCGGTATCAAGAAAACTTAATTGCAAGACAGAGTTTTCGCAGCATGATATTGAAGAATGGAGCAGGCTGCTTAATATTCAGCTATCAGAATATGGCGATTATTTTTTTGCTTAAAAAGTTAAACAGCATTAAACTTTAGAAAGGAGATGAAAAAATGACAGGACCTTTTTCTATAAGCGGAGATGATGAGGAACGGACACTAAGAGATTATGTTGAATGGTTTGCGCTTGGACTTGCCTACAATGCGGTAAATGGTGAGAAAAACGAAGCATTACAAAGTGAATGTAAAATACTCGATTCTCTCACCAACGCATTGAACGCTATAAAGCTTTAACGAAAAGGATTAGATATAACTTCTACCTTAGCTGGTTTGTTATCAATAGTAGACATAAATTCATCATAGTATTTGCGGTACTCAATTTTGAATTGTTCAACACTGTCTTGATAACCCAACAACTTAGCAATAGCGTATCGGTCAGCAAGTTGCTTGCTATCCATATTTTTCACCTCTTTTCCTAATAGAATAAGAGGATTATAGCACAAAGTACAAACAGATTAGAATTTTTGATATTGATACAATGGAAAGGTGATGGTAGCGGTAAATAGTTACAAACTTTTATCCAAACATCATTAGTTCTTTTTGACAGGGATAGCGCCCTGTTCGTATCAAGTGTGAATTACCTACCGATTGGCAGTTTTGTCTTTAGCATATTTATTTAATTCTATTGATATAGAAATAAGAGTATACAGGGTGCAGAAGTCTAAACCACAGAAGTATGAGCCGACCACTGATACGCACAATGCTATGACAGTATCCATACAATCTCCTTTCGGAAAGTGTCTACCATCACCTTTCCATTGTATCAATAAATATAAAGTTCTACAAGTTACAGCAGATAGGAATGAGCAGAATTGCTCAAATGCACCTTAAAAGGTCAAAATATATCACACATTATTTAGAAAGGAATGTTTATGGAGCTACAGATTTTTAGCAATTCAGAGTTTGGAGAAATCCGAACTATTACTAAAGATGATGAACCTATGTTTTGCTTGGCTGATGTATGCAAAGCATTGGAAATCACACACGTTACAGATGTGAAAAACAGACTTAAACAAGATGGGGTCGGTACTGCCGAGGTCATAGACAGTTTAGGAAGAAAGCAGAAAGCTACATTTATCAATGAGAGCAATCTTTACAAGGCAATCTTTCAGAGCCGTAAAGAAAGTGCAGAAAGATTTACAGAATGGGTTACAGGAGAGGTACTTCCGTCAATCAGAAAGACAGGAAGTTACAGCAAGCCTTTGACAACATCTGAACAGATTAGATTATTGGCACAGGGCAACACAGAACTCACAGAGAGAGTTGATAAGGTTGAAGATAAGATAACCAGTATCGAAGAAGAAACTCCGCTTTACGGCTGTGAGATTGAAGAAGTGCAGAAACATGTTAGAAAGAAAGGAATTGAAGTACTTGGCGGAAAGGACAGCAATGCGTACAAAGACGGTGGTATTCGCGGTTCAGTATATTCTGATATATACAAGCAGTTAAAACGCGAATTCGGGTGCGTGGCGACATACAAGAGTATTAAAAGAAAATACTTGGCTGATGTACACGAATTCATCGACACCTATTTGTTGCCAATAGCACTTGCCGAAGTGGTACATGATACAAACATGTAGGAGAAGATATGAAAGAAAAGATAATTAACATATCCGCAACACTGGCAGGAATCAGCCTTATAGCGTTGATTCTAAGACCGGTACAGCCGCAAGCTAAGATTAATCAGCAGAGTGCAGTGTTAAGTGAATGCTACAACTCACATGTTGATTATAAGGTTGAAACTGGAGAGATAAGTGTTGATGAATATGAGTTATCGCTCATGGCACATTTGCTGATGGGTGAATGCGGAGCGACATGCAACGATGATGAAATGCTATATCTTGCAGGAGCCGTTGTTTTGAACCGAGTACAAAGTGAGTATTTCCCTAACAGCATTGAAGAAGTTATCTATCAGTCAGGGCAATATCAATGTACAGAACTTAAAAACAGCGGATTCTATAAAGAACCAACAGAAAGGTGTTGGAGAATAGCAGAAGAATTATTAATAAGCGGATATGACATACCTAGCAATGTGTTGTATCAAGCTGAATTTAAGCAAGGTAGCGGTGTTTATAAGAAAGTGCAGAACATGTACTTTTGCTACAAGTAAGGAGTGTTTATGGAAGCAAGGATAAGAGAAGAAATGTTCAACCTGGGAATTCTTTCTAATAAAAGAGGTTACATCTACATAATTGAAGCTGTTAAACGGTTCAATTCTTCTATAACAATGGAAGAAATTTACAATAGCATTGCCAGTACAGTAGGCAAGTCAAGATGTGCTGTTGAAAGGTCAATTAGAACAGCAATTAAATCAGCTAACCATGATTTATCAGCATGGAAGAATTATGACTGTCTCACAGCAAGAGGGGTTATAACAACGATGTATTACAGATGTAAGGAGAATGCCAATGAGTAGCATAAAAAGAATTATTAAGCTGAACAGAAACAGACAAAGAGCTATAAAGGAAAAGGATTTTAGAAAATTCTATACTTTCAGCTGCAAAATCCATCTGATTGAAAGAATGGATAAAATACCAATAGGAAGTTACATATTGAAGTAAGGAGAGAAAGAAATGGAAAATGCAATTAATAACAATAATATCACATTAGCAGGAGTAGTTGAGAAAGAGCCAGAGTACTCACATGAAGTACTTGGTGAAGGGTTTTACATCTTCATGCTCAAGTGTTCAAGAACAAGCGGTAACAAGGATACATTACCAGTAATGATATCGGACAGACTTGTTGATATCAAAGAAATCAAGGTAGGACAGGTTGTCACAGTTTTAGGGCAGATAAGGAGCTTCAACCGGCATGTTGATGATGTGAAGTGCAAGCTGATTTTATCGGTATTTGCAAGAGAACTTGAAATACTGGCACAGGACGTAACCGAACTACCGTTTGAGGAAAATATTAATACAGTTATACTTGACGCTCATATCTGTAAACCACCTATATACAGATGTACTCCAAAGGGCAGAGAGATTGCGGATATCTTAGTGGCAGTAAACAGACCATATGGCAAATCAGATTACATACCATGTATAGCATGGGGAAGAAATGCGAGATTTGCGGGTGGACTTGAAGTTGGAGAACACATCCAGATTCAGGGAAGATTTCAGAGCAGAGAGTACGCTAAGAAGATAAGTGACAATGAGATTGAGACAAGGGTTGCTTATGAAGTATCAGTAAGCAGGATTGATTACGCAGAGGAGGGCGAAGCTAATGCATAGCGATATTACAGTTAGAGATTTAGCAAGTATGGCTATTGATGAAGATGTGGTATGCCAGATATGGACACCGTTGCATGGAACAGTTTTTAACGGTTCATTTGAAGAAGCTAAGTATTCAGCCTATGCGGATAGGGAAATTGATAACTTCCAAGTTGAAGATGGCGTATTTGTTATGAATATATAATAAGGAAAGGATATGTTTATGGAAAGAGCAGTTTTAAAAAAGGTAATACTTGAAAACTTTATGTGCTATGCACACGCAGATTTTGATTTTTATGCCATTACAAAGATTACGGCTAAGAATGGCAAGGGTAAGTCGACTATTGCCACAGCTTATCTGTGGTGCTTGTTTAACTGTGATTATGAATTAAAGGATAATCCGGTTGTCAGAAGAGAGATTGACGGAAAATCCGTTGATGATATGGACACAAGTGTTGAACTTACACTTGATGTTGATGGAAAAGAAATAACTATGAAGAAAGTACAGGTCCGTACATACAACAAGGATAAGACAGGCTATAAGGATGATAACTCATATTACATTAATGATGTGAGAAAGAATCTTAAGGATTTCAACACATATCTTGATGTTGATATGAATGTGTTTAAGATGTGCAGCAATGTGAACGCATTTCTCAATCAGAAGCCGACAGAAATGAGAGAATACTTATTCAGCCTTGTGGGAGATGTTACAGACTTTGATATAGCTTCACAGAAAGCTGAATTAGCTGAATTAGTTCCTTTACTTAATAAATATACAGTTGAAGAATTATCCGCTATGAATAAGGCTACAAAGACCAAGATTACAAAGGATTTGCCTATTCTTGACGGACAGATTAAAGAAAAGGAAAGAGATATACAGCTTAAGCAGAGCATTGATGTATCTGACCTTGAATTACAGAAGAACAGCATTAAAGAACAGATTGCTGATTGCGTGGCAAAGCAGACCGACAATGACAAGCTGATGGCTGAATATGACAAGGGTAGTTCGGATATTCTCAATTTGAAGTTTGAACTTAACGATATGTCACGCAAGGCTAATGAGGACAATGTTAAGGCAAGAAGAAATCTTGAATCACAGATTAGCAACCTTAATTATGTGATTATAGATAGTAAGCAGTCAGTAAGTAGTGCAGAAATTATTGTTAGTCTTGATAAAGATAAAATAGCTGAATATCAGAAAACACTTGATGATAGCAGAACCGAATGGAAAGCCGGAAAAGAGCGTGTATTTGACGAGAATAACCTTATTTGCCCTTATTGCAAACAGGGATACCCGGAGGATAAAAAAGAGGAATTAAGGGCAGATTTCAAGGCACACAAAGAAGCAGAACTTAACAGAATTACTGATAAAGGCAACACAGCTAAGAAAATGCTTGATGAAGTCAAAGGATTGTTAGTTGGAGCTGAACAGGAATTGGCTGACAGAAAGCAGAAGTTAGAAAAACATTTAGTGGATTTAGCAGACCTTGAAAAGCAGTTATCAGAACTTCCACAGGAAATTGATGTGTCAGCTACAGAGGAATACAAGGCACTTGAACAGCAGATAGCTGAAAAGGAACAGGCTATGCACAAGGCTAATGACGTTTCGGCAATTAAGGCAGAATTAAAGGCACAGGAAACGGCTTTAAGGCAGCAGTTAGCAGAATGTGAAAGCCAGATTGCAAAGGCTGATACGACAGCAGATGAGCAGCGACTTGAAGAATTGAAGAAGACAAGGACTGATTCTGAACAGAATAAGTCTAATGCCGAGAAGATTCTTGATTTACTTGACGAACTTGACAAAGCAAAGAATGAAGCCCTGACAGAAGCAGTAAATAGCCATTTTGGGTTAGTTAAGTGGCAGCTGTTTGAATATGCCAAGAATGGCAATTACAAGAGTTGTTGCATACCTACAGTTGACGGAAAGAGTATTTTAACAACTATGAGTAACAAGGGTAACAGGATTTTAGGCAGAGTTGATATTTGCAATTCTATTCAGAAGATTAGTGGCATATCAGTTCCTATTATCTTAGATGATTCTGAAAGCCTTAGTACGGATAATCAGAAGAAAGTTGCTGAAATGGTAGATAGTCAGTTGATTATGCTGATTGTTAATGACAGTGAGAAATTAGAGATTGTGGAGGGATAAGCACTATGAATGATAGATATATTGTAGAACGAGAGTTTGAACACGCAGGATATAAATGTGTCGTTACATTCAATGTGATGGGGCATAGGTGCGGATATGTAGGTATTCCTAAAAACCACCCTTTATATGGTGAAGAGTATTCGGACTATCTTGAAATTAAGAAAGCAGATGTCGGAGACCGAAAAATAAGCGGTATTTTTCCTTTGCTTGGACCTTGCCTTGATAAAGACGAAAGAATACGAATTGAAGCATATTTTCAATGTCACGGCGGTATTACCTTTGCGGACGGTGGGGAAAATTCAAACTATCCGATAGAAAGTGATTTATGGTGGTTTGGATTTGACTGTGCACATTGCGATGACGCAAAAGAACTTGAACTCGCTTATGAGAGATTTCCTAATTACAGAGAAGCCCTTGCTATGCAGATTGAGTGTGAAGACAGATTTCGCACTGATGGCACGATGGTTCGCACAGAAGAATATGTGGCAGAGGAGTGCAAGAAGTTAGCAGAACAGTTAAAAGAGTTTGAAGAAGGTGAGGGATAATTATGGCAGAGAATACAGCAGTTGCGGAAAAGAAAGAAGCTGAAAGCAGAGAGCTTGTAGCAAAGGATTTTACAGAGGGAATGGTTGTTAAAATTAAGCAGAAAGAGAAATTCGGCTTAACATTCCCTAAAGATTACAACTACACAAATGAGCTTATGTCAGCAATGCTTATTTTACAGGACACACAGGATATGAATAAGAAGCCTGTATTACAGAGTTGCACAAGGGCAAGTATCGAAAATGCACTTATTGAAATGGTAACAGACGGATTATCAATAAGAAAGAAGCAGTGTTACCCTGTCGCTTATGCGGGCAAATTAAGCTGTCAGCCGTCTGTTTATGGTGCAACTTGTCTTGCTAGAAGATATGGGCTTAAAGACATTAATGCATCAGTTATTTATAAAGGGGATGTATTCAAGTACCACAAAGAGGATGCAAAGACAATTATTGATTGCCACGAACAGAGCTTTGAGAATATCGACAATGACAAGATTGTTGGTGCTTATGCGGTAGCGATTATGGGAAATGGTGAGAAGATTGCAGAAGTTATGACTATGGCGCAGATAAAGACCGCTTGGAAACAGGGATACGGATATAAGGAGACCGGAAACGGAGTTCATCAGAAATTCGCAGACCAAATGGCTATGAAAACTGTTAAAAATAGACTTCTCAAAGCTATCAACAATACTCATAGCGGTTTTGGCAAAGAAGATGATTACGAGGAAATCAGCCACGATGAAATGCTCGAACAGGATGTTGCCTATGATATTGAGCAGAACGCAAACACAGTAGATTTTGATGAGGACAACATAATTGATGTAGAGCCGACCGACACGGCCGACAAGCAGTCAGAGGAGCTACCGCCGTTCATGCAGAGTGAGGAGAGCTGATATGAGAGTAATTTCACAGGACGGAAAAATAGATGTTCCTTATGAAAACTTTGTTTTTTCAATATTAAATAGTAGTGGTGGGAATTATGGAATTGTTGCAGTTAAAAATGTCGCAGAACCGCCGGAAGTGTTTCTGAACAGTCTTATTGCAACTTATTCCACCGAAGCAAAGGCAATTAAGGCTATGGAAATGCTGAGAAAAGCATATATCGGTATGCCTATCGTAATGCAGAATGTCGCTATTTCAGAAGATGTGGCAAAGGAATTTGAAAGATTAAAGAAATGCGGTGTTATGGTACGAGCCGAAAATCAGCCGTCAAAAGTAGATTTTATTAACAATGCTGTCTTTCAATTCCCACAGGATGATGAAATCGAGGTGTGAGTATGAGATTGAAATGCTTAGGCTCATCATCAGCCGGAAATTGCTATCTGCTAACTTCCGACAGCGGAGAAACACTTATCCTTGATTGCGGAATCCCAATTAAGGAGATTAAAAAAGGCTTAGATTGGCATATAAGGGGGATTACGGGTGTGATTATAAGTCACACCCACCTCTAGACCATAGCAAGTCGTTAAACGATTTTAAATCAATGGGAATACCAATTCATGCACCATATATACAATACGCACAACACGAGGGCATACATCGTTATCACACGATACCATTTAGCGGTTTTAAAGTTAAGGCATTTGACCTAACAACAATAGATGGAAGCTGGACACATACAGACGCAAGCGGCGAGCCTTGTCCGATATTTGGCTTTTTGATAACTCACAAGGAAATGGGAAGAATGCTTTATATAACCGATTGTGAGGTTGTCAAGTGGAAGTTTAGAGATATAAACCACATTCTCTTGGGTGTGAATTATGACAAGGATTTAATCGACAGGGATAACACAGGCAAAGCTAATCACGTTTTCAGAGGTCACTTATCCATTGACACAGCTTGTGATTTTGTTAAAGCAAATTATTCAGACAGCTTGCAGAATGTCATAATGTGCCATTTATCGAGCGAAAATGCCGATAGAGATAGTTTCGTTGAGAAAATGAAGAAAGTTGCTTGTGGGGCGAATGTAGATGTTGCAGTTGCAGGGAAAAGTTGGGATTTGAAAAATCCTAGTGAATGCCCTTTTTAGAAAGGAGAATAAATGTTAAAACATCTTAAATTTTGCCATGTGATTGGTGGAAATATAATTTTAATTGCCACCTATATTTAAGTGATATTGCTATTGAGGGATACAAAAATATAGGTTGCAAAGTCAAAATTTTGCTTGATTGAGAAAGGAACAGTAATGGAGAGATTGACAGATAGCAATAAAGAAATACCAACATTGGTTAATAATGCTGAATATTGGCTGAAAGTGTATTTTAAGCTGAAAGATTATGAGGACTTAGAGGAAAGAAGGAAGCTAATCAAGATACCGCCTGAAGCGTACTGTATTGTGGATTTTGAGGTACGAAAGGGTTTTGTGTTAGAAGAAACATATCATATAAGCAGAAAGCCTTTGTTAGTTGTTCGATACGACGATAACTCTCTTAAAAGTCATAGCGGATACTTGGGGATTTCAGTATTCCTCACAAAATCCGAAGCCGAAGCAAAACTGAAAGAATTGAGAGGTAAAAATGAATAAACGAAAAGCAATACCTAAAAAGTGAGACAATCTGTATATCTCATGTATAACGGACATTGTGCTTATTGTGGCACAGAAATAGCTTACAAAGATATGCAAGTAGACCATGCAACACCGCTTAGGATAGGTGGAGCAGACGACATTTCAAATTACATGCCAGCTTGTAGGAGCTGCAACCACTATAAAGCCACTTTAGATGTCGAGGGATTTCGAAGGTATCTTTCAGAAATACATAAAAGGCTTATGCGTGACAGCATACCTTATCAAGTGGCGGAGCGGTTTGGAATCGTTAAGTATGTGTCTGACGATGTAAAATTCTATTTCGAAGAATTGAGAGGTGGAGAAAATGAAAGTAGTAATTGACATACCTAACGATTTCACAGGAGATTATATCGTTGACAAATTCAAAGATTTCTTTTCAAGGGTTATTGCAGATATTGATTGCAATGGTATGTGCGGTAGATACGAGAAAGAAATCGCTGAAATGTTTTTAAAGGCATTTGATGATAGCGAAGAAAAAATTTTTTGCAACTGCCAGCACAACAGCAATTCAAGAGATAATGAGCCTTGTTGCAGATGTGATAGCAGAAAGACCAATGCTGACAGGATAAGGAATATGTCGGATGAAGAGTTGGCGGAGTTTCTTATAACTTTTAAGAACACATTCGGTGAAGAATACGAGGGAGAAGCTAGTTGTATGGATTGGCTTCAATCAGAAGCGGAATAGGAGAGAAAGAAGAATGAGATTGATTAATGCAGATGAGCTAAAGGAAGAGTTATCACAACAATGGTTTATAGATATTCTTCTTACAAAAACAGGCAGTAATGATATGCTTAGCACCTTGGCAGAAAAGATTGATAGTCAATCAACTGCGTATGATGTAGATGAGGTTGTAGAGCAGCTGGAAGCAGAAAAAGGGACATACTTTGACGGATTACCTTGTGAGGGTACGAAGATAACAGTTAATGCAGCAATCGAAATTGTGAAGGCAGGTGGAATAGATGGAAGATAGATATTTATTCAAGGCAAAGAGGACTGATAACGGAGAATGGGTGAAAGGAGCTTTAGTATATGACGGTAGGGATAAGTTATACAGGATAATTACTGAAATTAACTATTCTACAGGAACTTGCTTAACAACAGATAACGCCCCAAGAGTTGACAAATCTACAATATGCCAATGTACAGGCTTGAAAGATGAAAATGATAAGCTGATTTGGGAGAATGATATTATCAGATGCAAGGTTGGAACAGCAAAAGTTATATGGGATAAATCAGAATGGCGAATTGAATGGTTAAAAAACGACTTATGGAGAAAAGATTTGTATTATTGGGCGGTTGAAGATATTCAAAGAGTAGTAGTTATCGGCAACATTTTTAATAATCCAGAGTCATTAGAAAGTGAGAAAAAGTAATGAATTATATTTTATTAATTTTATCATTTGTACTTATTAAATTAGGTATCTCTTTGATAGAAAGCTTTGTTATATCATGGATAGCTTGTATATTAGGCATTAACATAGCATTTAAGATAATTTTATTTGTGGTATTTATTATAAATTTGTTTTTGCCTGCAAAAGGAAATTAAGGAGGAAAGTAATGAATCGTGTAATTTTATGTGGAAGAGTTGTTAGAGAGCCAGAGATTAGATATTCACAGACAGTAAACGGAAGTATGGCGGTAGCAAGATACACATTAGCTGTTGACAGAGCTTTTAAGAAAGAGGGCGAACAGGCAGCAGACTTTATTAACTGTATCGCATTTGGTAAGAATGGAGAGTTTGCGGAGAAGTATTTACATCAGGGAACTAAGATAATCGTTGAGGGTAGATGGCAGACAGGCAACTACACTAACAAGGACGGACAGAAAGTCTACACTAATGATTGCGTTGTTGAAAGACACGAGTTCTGCGAAAGTCGTACTAATCAGCAGAGCAACAATAATGGAATTATGGGCGGTAATGCTAGTTCAGACAGTTTTATGTCAATTCCAGACAATGTAGCTGATGAGGGATTACCATTTAATTAAAGAGGTGTGAGTATGACAGAGAATGAAGCAATTAAAGAGTTTCAGCAAAATATTGATATGCCATTTGGAAGTAACATATCAAGAGAAGCGTCTGAACTTGCAATATGGGTGCTTGAAAAGCAGATACCAATGAAACCTATTTTAAAAAATGGAGAAACCGGGAGTTTTGTTGATTATGAGAATGGACACGGAGAATATAGAGTAACAAAATGGCAAGATTGGGTATGCCCTATTTGCGGTTGGTTTGTCGGACAGAGATATAATCGGTCTCAAAACCATTCACACGACCAAAGGAAATGTAATTACTGCAATGAGTGCGGTCAAAAAATTGATTGGAGTGATGAAGAATGAATGAAGAATTAAAACCGTGCCCATTTTGCGGTGGAGAAGCAGAGATGCTTAATTATAGTGAAAACGAATGGCTAGTACATTGCCGTATGTGTGATGGAATGGTGGAAAGATGGAGAAAGACGGAAAAAGAAGCAATAGAACAGTGGAATAGGAGGGGAAATGATGAAGCTGATTGACGCAGATAAACTAATTGAGGATATTCACAAAAGAAATTATATCAATAAGGCTTTATCTGAAATATTTGAAACTATCATTGATGAGCAACCAACGGCTTTTAGTATGGGAGCTAAACCTATTGATGATTTTGTGAATCCTTTTGAAGTAAAGGCAGGTGGCAATTCTTGAGTTATCAGAACATAGCGAGAGCCAAGGCAATAGAGCAGGAAAATAAAAAGCGACTATTGAAGCTGAATCCAAAACTGAATGACAAAAGTGGAATATATTTCTTACTCCGAGAAGATGAAAACGGATTTAAGTACGCTTATGTCGGACAGGCAGTACATACACTTAGCAGATTGGCAAGCCACCTTGTAGGATATGAACAGCACATAGACCTTAGCTTACGCAAACACAAGCTGTATGACAAAGAGAAAAACCCTTATGGTTGGCGAGTTGAATTTTTGAATTTTCCCGAAAGTCAGCTTGACGAGAAAGAGAAGTATTACATCAAGCTATATGCTGATAATGGCTATCAGCTTAGAAATGTCAGTTTGGGCGGTCAAGGAGAAAATCGTGCCAGTGGTTCAATAGGCGAGAGAAAAGCACCTAAAGGCTATATGCAGGGCGTACAGCAAGGTAAAAAGGTGTTAGCGAGGGAATTATCCTCTATCGCAGAAAAACACCTTAAAATCGAATTGAGAGCGGATAAGGCTAATAATAAGGTATCGCAGAAACAGTATGAGAAATTTATGGATTTGCTGAAAGTGGGTGATTCAGAATGAGAATTTTGAGCGGTAAAGATTATTCTTGGCTTATGGGCCGAATAGAAACTCTTTCCAATGAAAATGAAAGACTGCAGATGAAAGTTGATGAAATAACAAAAGAACAGCCTAACGATTGTAAAAGCAATGAGGGAAGTCACTTTTGTAGCATTTGTGAGTTTGGCTATTTGAGAACAAGAAATCCGTTTGGGGCAGATTTTTACGCTTGCAGTAAAACAGTGTCTTGTGAGAGCTTTAAAAGAAAAGAAGATAACTAAAAATCAAAGAAAGGAATAAGGTTGTCCGGACATAAAACCGAGGTTTCCTTTTGGTAGATTTTATGAATTTTGACAATTACTCTTGCGATAATCAAATGTCTTTATTTGACTTCACAAGAGAACCAATTAGCATAACAAAGCCTATCCGATTGATAGAATTATTTGCCGGCTACGGAAGTCAGGCAATGGCACTAAAGAGAATAGGTGCTAAATTTGAACATTACAGAGTTGTGGAGTTTGATAAGTACGCTATTGCAAGCTATAATGCAGTGCATGACACAGATTTTCCTACAATGGACATAACAAAGGTTCATGCAGAAGATTTGAATATCTGCGACACAAATGCATTCACTTACTTACTTACTTACTCATTTCCTTGTACGGATTTATCAGTTGCTGGAAAACAAGCCGGAATGTCTAAGGGCAGCGGTACAAGAAGCGGTCTGTTGTGGGAAGTTGAGAGAATACTAACAGAAATCAGAGATAGTAACGGAGAATTACCACAGATTTTGTTCATGGAAAATGTGCCACAAGTACACGGCAAGAAAAATATCAATGATTTTGAGAAGTGGTTGGGGTTCCTGGAGAGTTTAGGGTACACAAATTATTGGCAAGATTTGAATGCTAAAAATTATGGAGTGGCACAGAACAGAAACAGGTGCTTTATGTTTTCGTTCCTTGGCAATTACTCATATGATTTTCCGCAGCCTATACCACTCAAAAAGAAGTTAAAAGACTATCTTGAGGATAATGTAGATGAAAAGTATTACATCAACAATGAAAAGGCTGACAAGCTGATAAAACAGCTTATTGACAATGGTACATTACCACAACGCAATCTTGACAGACAGACTTGCGTTGACGGAACAATCAATAAGCCACAACAAAGAGAAGTTGCAAACTGTATCAAGGCAAGATATGACTGCGGAATATCAAACTTGCGGTCAGACGGAAACCTTGTTGCTAAGCAATCAGGCAACTCAGATTGAAAAGCAGATTGATATTGCAACAACTCTCATGGCAAGGGATTATAAAGGTTTTGGAAATCAATCTATGAATGGAGTGATTGAATGGAAGTATTAGGAAGCATATATACAGAAGTTTCAGACAGATTTCAAAAAGGCATTATTGAGGGGGGGATTTCCCGATGTGTAAAAGCTGAAAAACACGATTTAGGAGTAGTATTTATGGAACAAATAAACTTAGACGGCAGTCAAAGAGGGCTTGAAAATGGAAAATGGAGAACTTACACGGACATAATGCCATCAATTACAGCAAGAGAATATAAGGAACCGAGAAATGTTATGGAAGTGATGCAGATAGGCAACATATCCGAGGAAAAGAATTTCAGAAATCCTCAAACTGGCAGAATTTATGATGTGAGGGGGTGTAGTCCAACATTGAGTACAATGCAAGGTGGTAATCAAGAGCCGAAAATTCTTGAAAGTCAGATAGTTGCTATGCGTGGCAGAAATCCTGATAATCCGTCAGATAGAGCGTTGGGAAGTTTGACAGAGCAGAGATTAGAAGTAAATATGCAAGGTACAAGTAATTGCTTGACGAGTGTGCAAAAAGATAATCTTGTTATAGAAAGCCAAGTATTAACACCCAAACGGACAGAATATGGCAAACAGATACGGAAAGCGTATGAAAGCGGTCAGATACAGGAAAGTAGACACAATATGACGGAATTAGAGCCTAGAAAAGATGATATATCTAATACGCTGACAACAGTGCAAAAAGATAATTTATTGCTTGAAAACGTAAAAATCAGACAGGCTACAAAGGACGGCTCTATTGAATGTGAAATAGGTGGTTGTTTTGACGCGAGCTATCCTAACAGCAAAACGAGAAGAGGTAGGGTACAAGACAAAGGTAATACTTGCCCTACATTAACCGCACAAAATCAAGAGGTTGTTAGAATTGAAAAAGTCGGTCAAATATCAAGCAATGGATCCCAATGCGGTACAGTTGTTTCTGATAACGGCATATCTGCTAGTCTTGTAGCTGGCACACACGGATATGCAAATAGCCATATCGCTACACAATATCGTATCAGAAAGCTAACGCCAAGAGAGTGCGGACGGCTGATGGGCGTATCTGATGAAGATATTGACAAAATGGCAGCAGTCAATAGCAATACGCAGTTATATAAGCAATTCGGCAACTCGATTGTGGTAGATGTTATGTGTGCTATGTTTAAGAATTTAAACATCAATCAAGGAGATACAGTATGAAAGACGAAACAAAGCAGGAGATACAGATTCTACTTAACCTACTCAAAGGCAGTCTTACAAGAAATGGTGTAAGTATGGCAACGGACAGAGAGGGTAATTTGATGTTCTTTGATACGTCTGCCTATGTTAGAAGTAAAGGTAAGGAATTTGACGGATTCAGAGTTAATATCAACGATTTAGTGAAGTAACAATGCGGCAGAACTTGAAGAGGTAGACTATGAATAAAGGTTGGATAAAATTGCATAGGCAACTACTGGATTGTTGGATATGGCGAGTAAATGAACCATTTGACAAGCGTTCAGCTTGGGTTGATTTATTGCTTACCGCTAACCATTCAGATACAAAACTATTATTCAATGGAGAAATAATCACAATAACAAGGGGACAGATTTTAACATCTGTCCGACAGTTATCAGCAAAATGGAATTGGAGTGTAAATAGAACATATCGTTTTCTAAAAATGCTAGAAAACGAAAATATGGTGCAAAAAGAAAGCAACGATAATAGAACACTTCTAACCATAGTAAATTACAGCGTTTTCCAGTTTTCAGAAAACAGTAACGGAAACACTAACGAACACACCAACGGAAACAGTAACGGAAACACCGACAGAACACTAACGAACACACCAACGGAAACAGTAACGGAACACATACAAGAATGTAAAGAATGTAATAATGATAAAGAATTAAAGAATGATAAGAATATAAAAGAAAAAGATATTACTAACGTAATATCCAAAAAGAAAAGTTATTATCCCAATGATGAATTACTTGATGAAGCATTTAACGAGTATGTGACAATGCGTAAGAGAATTAAAAAACCTATATGCACTGACAAGGCATTGCATAGGGCTATGAATACTCTTGAAAAGTTGTCTGGTGGAGATAATGACTTAGCGGTTAAAATTCTTAATCAGTCAGTAGACTATTGTTGGCAAGGACTGTTTGAGCTGAAAGAAGATAATTCTAATAAACAGCAAGGCAAGAAAAATGTATTTGATGAATGGATGGAGGCAATGAAATGA